CACCGAGAAGGGCAACACGTGAGCGAGCTCGTCGCGCTCGCCGGCCATGATGGCCACGTGCACCTGGTGCCAGTAGCTTGCGTAACCCGCGATCGTCGCCACCGCAGCGGCGGACAGGTTGCGGGTTATCCGCGTGACGTTGATCATGTCCGTCTCCCTCGGACTGGCCACCCCGGTTGGGTGGCGGGAGTGACGCGGCGCCGGTGAAGGCGGCTGGGGAGATTCCTCGCGTCTGGCGCTGCGGAGCTGGGCTCAACGCGCTGCCTGGGGCGGTGCCGGCATCTCGCCGGCTGGTCGTGCGATTCGGTGTCGAGTCGGGGCTGTTTCACGGCGTTGAGGCGACTGCTTGCGCTGACCTGACCCTCGCTGCGGTGTCCCACTCTCCTTACGTCTCTAACTATACAGCGCTAGCGTCCTGACGTCAAGGTGCACCGGGGGGAATCGCGATTCGCGAATCACGTCAGCTAGCGAGATCCGTCCGGGCACCGCGCCCCGGCCGGGTGGCCGCCCAAGTCTCGACGGTCGAGGCGTACCACCACGGGGTACGGCGATCGTGTTCGCCGTCCTTGGCCGGCGCGTGCTTGGTGTTGACGTAGGAGCGCCAGGTGCTTGGCGCGATGCCGAGCCGCGCGGCCACCTGCGCCACAGTCAGCTTCTCGTCCACTCCCAGACTATACAGCGCCAGGGCTTGATACTGGCCGAACGGCTGACGGCGTTCTTGGTTTCAGGCATTCACACTCAGCGACGTGACGACACCGGACCAGCCACACGTGCCGATCATCCCCGGCGTGCCGTATCAACATCAACCGCCCACTCCGCCGCAACCGCCGCCACCACTGCGGCCAGCGCCGAAGAAGGGACTCGGCGTCGGAGCCGTGGTCGGCATCATCCTCGGTGCCGCCGCCCTGCTTGGCGTGCTGTGCTGTGCTGGGCTGCTCTACATCGGGACTCTCGGCGGTGGCGGGACGACGAAATCCGACGGGGATATCGCGGTGACGCTGAACAGTTGCACCCAGGCGAGTGGTTTCTACCGGGCCAACCTGACCGTCACCAACAACGGCGCCCGGGCCCGGTCGGTCTACGTTGACATCGAATGGCTCGACCCGGGCAATGGCGACAGGCTAGCCTCCACGACAGAAATCGTCAGGAGTGTCGACCCCGGGCAGACCGCCAAGGAAGAGGCGATTGCCACGGGGACGGACGACAGGGCTGCGGTGACGTGCACCTACCGAGTTCGATGACCCACTGCATGTCCTGCCGCAACACCGCGTCCTCGACGACCGTGGGCCAGTCTGGCCCGGCGTTGTCCGCCTGGCTGATGTCCCGCTGAAGCAGGTCGACCAGCGTGCGCCTCAGCCGCCTCACACCGCACCTCGCGGTGGCGGGATGAACCGGGCGAGCACTGCCCGCACCTGCTCGGAGCTGAGCGTGGTCATGGTCGCCCAGAAGTAGACGAACTCGACCGCGGCCTTGTGGTCGGCATCCTCGCCGCAGTACCGCCTGATCCCCTTGATGACCGCTTGAACGCCCCGGTCGTCGTCGTAGCCGTCGTCCAACCGCAGGACGGGCCGCTGGGACGGGGTCATCCCGCACACTCCACAACCGGCCCGCCGATGATGGCCCGCTCGACGACCTTGCGGTCTCGTTCGCTGGCCCCATGCCGCCGGGCGTAGGTGGTCAGCAGCTCGAGTTGGGTCTGCTTGTCCTTGGCCGCACTGAGCACGGCGGCGTGCAGGTCGCGCTGACGCTGGTTCATGACTCGCCACCGGGCAGAATCATCGCGCCGGACGACATGCCTCCGCCGGGCAGCGGCCGCTCGTACGGGTCGGGCTCGCCGACCGGGAAGTGCCGCAGGACCTCTTCGACGTCGGGTGCGGTGAGATCGCGGAAGTAGCGCCACATGCGGATCAGCTTGGCCGCGCGCTCGCGGTCCAGGTCCTCGTCGCCGAAGGCGTTCAGCGCCAGCACGGCGCGAGTCACGACGGACGGTCCGGGCGTAGGTACGGTATCCATGGGTCGCCTCCACGGGGCGATCAAGGGCCCGGGTTGGCGTTCACGCGCCACTCGGGCCCGTCTTGTGTTGAGCCACCACGGTAACCCCTGAGTGGCCACCTGGCTACCCTCCGAGTGGCCACCATGGCATATGCCCAGGTTGGGAGACATGTCACCTGGCATGGTGGCCACGTGTTGGGCGAGGTGGAGGCAGCCGCCGAGGCGTACCGGGATGCGATGTCCGCGGTCGATGAGGCCAAGGCGGCCGTCAAACGCGCCCTGGGCGAGGTGCCACCCGCCCGCGATCACCTGCACGCGGCGATCGTGGCCGCCTACCGCGCCGGCGCGCGGGTCCGTGCCCTCGCACCAGCGTCCGGCTACGGCCGGGAGCAGGTTCGGCGGATCCTCCGGAAAGCGGGAATCGACCCGGACTGACCGTTCGGCTCAATCGACGCTAGCCGAAAGTATGGTCACGAAACTGGATTGATCCAATTGCTGCGTGTAGTCGGGGGTAGGAGGTAGAAAGAGTAATCCCGTCACCCCATTGATCCCGGACGTGGCCCAGACCTTGCCGGCCCCCGACCAATGGCGTCACCCCGATGACGGGTCACAGCTTCAGTTTGTCCCCGTGTGCCGGTGGCCGTGCGCGGGTCACCAGGCAACTCCAACCCCAGAACACCGGTCGGGAGGCCATCTCATGCTGTCTGACGTTGTGTGGACCGCGCCATGAGCGCGACCCGCTGGCTCAAGCTCGCCGCGATCGCGGCGCTGGTCTACGTCCTGTACGACTTCATACCGTCGCCGCTGCCGGACATGTCCGGCGACGTCCACCAGATCGTGGTGGCGGCACTGATCGTCGCCTTGCTGCTGTCGGGGTTCTCATCCATAGCCGACCGCCGGGCCGAGCGGGACCGGGAACGGCGGCTGACGGAGGAGCGCACCGTAGTGTTGCAGCCCGTTGCGGTGCCCGCGCAGAAGCCGGTGGTCGGCCGGGTCTTCGTCGTGATGCCACACGAACCCAGCTTGGACGGATATGACAAAGGTTGGATTGACGGTCTGGCGGCCCGTCCGGTGCGTGACGGAGGACGACGGGTGCTGCCGTTCGAGAAATGATCTCCCCTATATGTCCCCTAAGATCACGCAGCCCCGGTCCGTAGACCGGGGCTGATCTGCATCGGAGGAGATCATTTCTTGGGGTGACTGAGGGGACTCGAACCCGAAAACAGGCCCTGGTCAGAGGTCTGACATCGGCTCTGACCTGCTCATACGTTGCCGTCGGTTGCCGATCGTTGCCGCTGATTGCCTTCGGATTCCCCTACCTGGCCCCTAAGATCATCGGCCAGTTCGTCGGCGAGCTCGGCCTCGAGGTCCTCAATACGGACATCGCGTAACGCCTCGTCCACGGCCGCCAGGATCCCGTCATCAACTTCCTCACGAATATGGCCATATAGGGCATCCGTGACCGCGATCGACGAGTGGCCGAGCCGGCGCGAGATCGCCGACAGGGGCCGGTTCGCCGCGATCAGCATGGCCGCGTGGGTGTGACGCAGGTCGTGCACGCGCAGCCCCTCGAGGCCCGCGGCCTTGCACGCGGCGAGCCAGATCCGGCGGAAGTTGCGGGTGCGCACCATCAGCCCTTTCGCCGTGGTGAACACGACCTCGTCATCGCCCTTGGTCGCCACCAGCGACGTGAGCACCAGCGCCACCGACTTCGGGAAGCTCACCGCCCGCCGGGACCGGGCGCTCTTCGGCGACATGAATATCAACTCGCCCGTGGTCGGCATCTCCTGCAGCTGCTCCACGACCACGAGCCTGGGCTTGGTCGCCAGCAGGTCCACCCGCCCGACCTTGAGCCCGATCGCCTCCGCCCACCGCAGCCCGGTCGCGACGAGCAGCAGCACCAGCGGCTGCCAGTGCTTGGGCGTGGCGGCGATCAACCGGCCTATCTCCGGGTCGGTGAGGAAGCGCATCTCGTGATGCTCACGCTTGGGCAGGTTCGTCCCGACGCAGGGGTTGACCCGGATCCGACGGCCCACCACGGCCGCCTGCATGATCGTGAACAGCAGGCCGTGGCAGTTGTGGATTGTCTTGGGCGACAGCGCCCGGCGCTGGCCGCGGCGGCTCAGCCAGTCCCCCACGCCGGCCGCGAGGTCATCCGACCAGTCCTGCACCGCGCCGGCGTCGATCTCGTCCAACGCGAAGTCGCCGAGCAGGGGCCGGATGTGGTTGCGGACCCGGCCGGATTCGGAGTGCGCCGAGGTCGGCTTCAGCGACCGCTCATACGAGGGCCACCACTCGTCCAGCCACGCGTTCAGGGTGATCTGCCCACCGCGGGGCAGCAGCGCGTCGCCACGCAGCAGGTCGGCCTTGAGCAGGATCATGGCGGTCCTGGCCGCCGTCTTGGTCTGGTAGCCAGCGGCCAGGTCGACCTTGCGCCCGGCGACCTTGTCCCGGATCCGCCAGGTGTCGCCGTTGCGCTCGACCCACATCAGCCGGCGGCTTCGTCGACACCGAGCGCGAAGCGCAGGTCCTCGATCCGGCGGCGTTCCTCCTCCTCGCGCCGACGCATCAGCCGCTGGATCATCTCGGCCTTCTGCTCGTCGGTGCGGGGCGCGGCCAGGATCAGGTCAACCTCCGGGTCCCGACCTCGGGGAATGTCGCCGGCCGCCCGGAGCGCTGTCTCACGGTCCTCGCCGAGTGCGTCGGCGATCAGGTAGACCGACTGGATGGTGATGGCGCCCGCGCCCTTGTGGAGCCAGTCAGACACCGTCGTCCGGTGAAGGCCAGCCTTGCGGGCCAGCGCGGTCACGGTCATCTCGTGGGCTGCGAGCATCCTTTTCAGGTACGCGCTCCAGGCGTCGCCCGCATCCACCACATACAGAACCGTAGGTTCCAACCAGCGGGATCGGAAGGACTCGAAGTGTAGTCTACGGGCTACACGCTCGGGTAACCGCTTCCGATCCAAATGCCTGTTCGCGCGGGATAGTCCGGCCGTTGTCGGGACTGCTCGCTGTGGCATACAGACGACGTTATGCGGCGAACATCATCGATGGCACTCATCCGAACGGCTGATTCTGACGGATCTAGACGACGGTACTTGTGTAGTCTCGATCCGACGTCTTACGGTAGGCGACGTGGCCGTGATGGATTCAGACGACATGATGTCGACAAGACCCGACGTCGGTGTCCGACTCCGCTTGGACGTCTACGACCAACTGGCCAGGGCCAAGGGCTATGCCACGGTGACCAGCCAAGCCGAACTCCACGGCATCAACCGCGCCACCATGCACGCGCTCCGCAACGGCGAGAACGTCCCCCGACTGGACACTGCCATGCGCCTTGCCGCCGACCTCGGCGTGGCCGTTGAGGTCATCTGGGAGCGAGTCACGGTATGAGCCCGCTTCTGACGATCCCCGAGCTCGCCGCCCTGTTCCAGGTCGGTGAGTCGACGGTGGAGAAGAAGGTCGCGGCCGGCACCTGGCCCTGCACGAAGATCGCCGGCCTGGTCCGGTTCACCTCTGAACATGTCGCGGCCATCGTGGCTGCCGGCGAGAAGCCGGCGGTCAATGATGGCCGCCTTTCTGTTGTCCAAATTCGCTCACGACGTAGGAGATCCGCGTGACCCAGCCACCGCCACCCGGGCCAAGCCCGAACCCGCCGCCGCCCGGCCCACGGTTCACGGGCCCGGACCCGATGCCGCTTCCGCCTCCGCCACCGGGGCCGAAGCTGTCGGACCCGATCAGCCAGCCCGACCCGCCGACCTACCCGGGCCCTCGGCCGCCCAGCAAGACCACCCAACCCGCACCGACGGTCTTCCCCGGCGCCGGTGCGGTGCGCTCCCCCCTGCGGTGAGCGCCGGGCCCGGCCGTCCGTGGGGGCGGGCGGCCGGGCACGACAAAGACATGACGACGAAGGAGGAGCGGGATGAGCGGCGAGATCGACACAACGAACGACCATCTGGTCGGCATCCAGGGCGGCCGCGTCGTGGTGGTCATGCCGCCATTGCGGCCCATGGCCTACGCCGAGGCTCTGCGGCTGGCCGCCTGGATCGTGGCCATCGTCGATGACGACGAAGCGTTCAACGCAATCCTCGGCGCGGTGCGGTCGACATGACCACCACCCAGACGGGCATCGCGGTCCGTTGCACGGCCGCGGTGAATGACAGCCCCGCCATCAACGACGTGCTGTCAGCGGCCCCGAGCCGGGTTACGGACGGCTCGGCGGCCGTGCCCCAGAGCTGAAGTCCAGACAACAAGAGCGGCCCGCCGCGTGACCGGACGGGCCGCAAGAAGACCAGGAAGGTTGGTCCACATACATGCTAACCGACGACGACCGCGACGCCTTGCGGGTGCAGCACGAGAACGAGGCGCTGCGCCATCGGCTGCAGACCACGCAGAGCCGACTCGACGAGTTGCTGAAGTCGGCGAAGATCTGGCGGGCGTGGTGGAACGGCAAGGGCGGTCCGGAAGTGACCAACCTCGTCGAAAAGATTGATCTCATCAGCCGCTTGGTCGCCGCCGACCCGCCAACCCCGTGGACCAACTGCCCCTGCGAGCACCCATGGCTGCGCCACGACGTGGACGAGTATCGCGGTGACGGCACCGAGACGTGCTGCGTTGAAGGCTGCGACCAGACCGGCTGCCCGGGCCGAGGTGCGAGATGACCGACCTCGTGCCGGCAGACCGCATTGAGCAGATCGTGGGCGCGTCAAGGCACGCCGTTGACCACATTGGACGAGCCGTATCGTCCGAGGAAGTGGTGTACATCCTGCACAGCTACGCCTGCCTTGACAGCGGCATCGACCTGCGGCAGTGCCGGTACTCGTTGGCGCTGGACGATGGGATCGATCCGGAGCGGTGGACCGAGGATCAGCCGGTGCGCCTCGCGGTGGTTGACGGCCGACTCGTACCGGACGGTGAGTCATCATGACCGACCCCTTCGCCCACCCCGCCCCGCGACCGTCCACCCTGGACGCCGCGTACCGGCTGTTCCACAACGGCTCGCTGCCCTACGGCGCCGCGCTGGCTGAGATGGTCGCCGCCGGGCTGATGTACCCCGAGGCCCGGGCCGCGTTGGACGCGCCGAGCCTGCCGTCGGCGGGAGTGCTGGCGGTGGTGGGATGAGCACCCAAACGTTCCACCTCGGCGACTTGTTGAGCATCACGACCGGAGTCCTCGTCTCACCGTCCCGCATGGATGGCGTGTACGAGATCCTGCAGTTCCTCGTTGGCGAACCGCTTTGGACTCATCAGCTTCCACGCGCGCGTGACGAATGCGCTCCCGCGCTGATCCGGCAGTTCCCGCTCCTCGCCGACATCACAGTGCCTCAGCTTGACGGCGCCGCGAAGTACGCCGAGTGGCTCGACGAGCAGTGCGAGAAGTACGGCACCTACTTCGAGGTCTCGCCGATGGATCCCGCCGACCACACGTCGATCAACCCGTTGGCGGAGATCGCGATGATCGCGCCGAATCTGCCGGTGATCGTCGTCGAAACTCCCGAGCCGGAGGTCACCCCGTGATCACCGTCCACACCGGATACCGGACGCCCGCCAACGGCTGCATGGCACAAGCCGGCGGCGAGGGCCTGTGCCCGTACGTGGCCACCCACGCCGTCACCATCCGCACCGACGACGGGCCGGTACACAGCGCCGTGTGCGGCGTGCATGAGCTGGTGCTGCGCGACGAGGGCCGCCTGGCCGGGTCGAAGCCGATCGGAAGTGAACGATGAGCTGGTACGCCGAGAAGACCGAGGTCTCGTCCGACCGCACCCGGTCGGAGATTGAGGCCACGCTACGGCGGTATGGGGCAACGCAGTTCGCCTACGGCTGGGATCCCGGCGCCGCCACGCTCGGCTTCGGCATCAGTAACCGGCTGGTGCGATTTCGCCTGCCGATGCCCAACCCCAAGGACCGGCGATTCACCCACACCGAAAGCAGGAACCTCCAGCGCAGCGCCGACGCGGCGGCCGCCGAGTACGACCGCGCCGTACGCCAGTCGTGGCGGGCGTTGGCCCTGGTCATCAAGGCCAAATTGGAAGCGGTTGCCGCCGGCATCACGACGATCGAGGAGGAGTTCCTCGCTCACGTTGTGCTGCCAAATGGGTCCACGGTTGGTGAATGGGCGCGGCCGCAGATCGAGGTGGCCTACGACACCCAGCAGATGCCCGCACTTATGCCAGGTGTGAACGGTTCGGGAGGCGGCGATGTCCAGTGACACAACTCGCGCTCGCACTGTTCGCCGGCTCGGCTGGCTGCTTGGTGACGGCCGTTGGCGTGTACGGACGGTGGATCCGGAGATGACCGAGACCACAGTGGACCTCACCCACGCCGCGCTACAGGCACGGGTGGACGTCGCGGAGAACCGGCTACTGGGCGCCCAGAAGACGCTGGACAACAAGCTCGAACGCACCCGCCACCCGCACTTCGGGGCCACCATGACCCGCGACGAGTTGGTGCGCGCCGTCCGCGACGACCTGCTTGAGGTCTACGCCTGGGTGATCGGAGTGAAGACGTCATGAGGTACAACCTGCCCAAGGCCCTCGGCGGAGGGGAAGTCGAGGCGCTCGGCCCCGCCAGCGGCGCCGTCGTCGTCGTGGCTCCGCTCGAAGCGCCCGAGATCCGCGTCACGCTGCCCTGGCAGTGGCTCACCGAAGTCAAGCCGCTGCTGCCGGAGGAGCCGGCGATTGGCACGGTCGTACTCGACCGGTATGGCCAGGCGTGGCAGAACACCGGTGGCTGGTCGTGCACGACCTCAACCGACGACGAACCGTGGTCGGAACTCCATACCCGGTACGGCCCGCTGGCCCGGCTCGTTCCGGACCCGTTCGCCGAGCCGGTCGAGTTGCCGTGGGAGGCCACCGATGACGGCGCGGATGCCACAGAGGCCGACGCAAAGTACCGCCGTGTTGACGTGTCCTTGTCTGCTGCGAACGGCCATAAGGACGTGATCGTTCGGGTCGATGTCGGTCGCGTCAATGGGATCGCGCTGTCGCACGGTACCGCCCGCGCCATGGCGCGTGCCCTCATGGCCGCCGCCGACGCAGCCGAGAACGCACAGCCATGAGCACAGTGGACGACCAGATCATCGCCCGCGCCCGACGTCGGCTACTACCACCCGGCGAGCACACCGAATGGGACCAGCAAACCGCCGCCCGCGCCGCGCTCGACGCCATCACGGCCGGGATCGCCGCCCAGGCCGACGCCGAGTTGGCCGTGTTCGCCGCGCTGGACATGCCGGCCTGGAACGAACCGTGCGGGCCGTGGCCGGTCATCACAGCCGGGCCGCTGCTGGAAGTGTTGGAGGCCAACGATGCTTGATCTCATCCCGATCATCTTCGCGTCGATCGGAGTGGCGTGCTTCCCCGGCGTGTGGCTGGCCATGCGTCGCGAACTGCGCGCCCGGCCGGTGTACGTGCCCCGCCACCGGGCCATCGACGGGCCGTCCACCATGCAGCGGGTCGCCGAAGCCCGACGGCGGGCAGCGCTGGCCGCCGAGACCCAGGCCGGCGAACTGCTGGCAGGCCTTGGCGACCGGGGCGGGGACCAGGCGGAGCTGAGCCGTCCGGGGCGTGGTGTGGCCGCGTACCGGCAGCTGCAGACCGCGGAACTGGACACCTCGACGGCCGAGAGGTTCTACGCACTCGTCGGCCACAGTCTGCGTCCCCGCTCGCCGTGGGGCACACCGCTCGACGACGACTCGTGGGAGATCCCCGAGGGCGTCGAGCTGACCGCGATCGCTGGGGGTACGAGATGAGCGCCTACGAGATCGCCGTCATCGTCGCGGTCGCCTGCCTCGGGTTCTCCGTGCTGATGGCGTGGTGGTCCTCGGACCGGGTAGCCAAGGCCACCGAAGAGGCGGAGAAGGCGTGGGGCGTGGCCGACGAACGCGGCGACGCGATCACCGAACTCGAAGCCATGGTCGTCGAGTTGACCGACCGCAACGAACGGCTGCACGCCGACCAGCGCCGGATGCGCGACCGGCTGCCGGCCCTGGACACCACCTGGTGGTCCTGCGGTCTCGACGGCCACACGAAGGTCGAGTGGCGCGGCAACTTCGCCCACTGCGCGGACTGCGGGCGCAGCAGCGCTGACGTGGTCGACGAGGACGTGACGCGGCCGTACATCGAGGTGCACGAGGCGGGTGATGGGCGGTGAGCTTCCGCGCGCTGGACGTGCCAGCGATCCGAGATGAGTTGGCCGAGTTCCTCCTTGGTTACGGCGCCACGATCTACGAGAAGGCCATTCGGGCCGGCAAGCAGAACCTAGTTCCTCGCGCGTCGAGTCCAACTCGGTCGGCGGCGATATTGGCTGCTGACGAGATACGGCGACTAGCCGGCGCCGAATTGTTCTTCGTAAGTGCGGAGATGGCGGAGCTTTCGGTTGCGGCGGCCAAAACGTTGCCGGCCTTTTCGCTCATGCCGGAAGACCTTCCATCGCCGTCGGGATTCATTGTCTTCGACAAGCCGTTCGCGGTCGCCCATGTAGATGCTTGGCATCTGCCGACACGGGAGGATCAGGCGCCGAAGTCCGGCGACGTGCAGGTCATAGCCGCATCCTGGTCGCATTGGACTGGAGGGAATCCTGACTGGGACCTTGGCGGCATATGGATCACCTTCTTCGACGATCGCGACTCAACTATCGAGAGCGGCATCGCCGAGGGTATCCACGGCGTTGCTGCTGGCGATGTGATGCGGCGCGTTCTGCCGAGAGTGAATCTGAATAACGAGGTCCAAGCCCCATTCACCCGCGACCCCGTTGATGTCTCTGTAGGCGGACGCGAGCCGGTGCCGCAGTCGGCTCTGCCGGCCGGCATCCATCGGTGGACGGCGGTCCTGAAGTCGACATGGCTGCTCATGCAGCAACCGATCACGTCGGTCTCGCCCGCCGCGACCACGCGGGCCGCGAGGCGGCGCTATGCGCGGGAGGACAAGCCCCTGCCATTGGTGCGCGTCATAACGCTTCGTCGCCCAGCCAACCCAAGTGGGTCCGGGCAGTCCGACCGCGAATACCACCACCAATGGATCGTCCGGGGCCATTGGCGTCAGCAGTGGTACCCGTCACGGGAGGTCCACCGGCCGGTGTGGATCGCTCCGCACGTCAAAGGTCCTGAAGGTGCACCGATTCTCGGCGGGGAGAAGGTCTACGCATGGACGCGATGACCACCCTCACCCGCTCACCGGAGTGCGCCCTCGGCTATCCGGAGGCGTGCACGGACCCGACATGCAGCGACCCGGTGCACCTGCCGGACCGGGACGAGGACGCGGCGTGGCTGTGGGACGACGACGTACAGCGGCGGCGAGCCGATGTCTAGCGCCGTGCTCGAAGCCCAAACCATCAGCCTGCCCGGGGTGTACGACATTTCGGCGGACGTCTATCACCTTGATCCGGTAGCAGGCGGCTCGCTGTCGTCGTCCGGCGCCCGCAAGCTGCTGGAATGCCCGGCCCGGTTCCGCTGGGACCAGCTGCATCCGACACCACCCACGAAGACGTTCGAGATCGGCCACGCCGCACACAAGGTCGTACTGGGCGCCGGCCCTGAACTGGTCCGGATCAACGCCGCCGAGTGGCGCACCAACGCGGTCAAGGCCGAGGTCGAGCAGGCCCGCGCTGAGGGCAAGGTGCCGCTGCGGCCGCTCGACTACGACGCCGTGCACGCCATGGCCGACGCCATCCGCGCACATCCACTCGCCCGGGTCCTGTTCGACCCGAGCGGCGGCCAGCCCGAGCAGACGCTGGTGTGGCGCGACGAGGCGACCGGCGTGTGGCGGCGGGCGATGCTCGACTGGCGCCGCGACCGGGTCATCGTCGACTACAAGTCCGCCGCGTCGGCGAGCAAGGCCGCGTTCACCAAGGCCGTCGCCAACTTCGGCTACCACCAGCAGGACACCTATTACCGCGACGGGGTGGCCGCGCTCGGGCTGGCCGACGACCCGGCGTTCCTGTTCGTCGTCCAGGAGAAGGACCCGCCGTACCTCGTCGCGGTCTACGACATCGACGACGAGGACCTGCGCATCGGGCGTGAACGCAACCGTCGGGCGCTGGAGATGTACCGAGACTGCACCGCGTCCGGTATCTGGCCCGGCTACTCCACCGAGATCGAGACGATCGCGCTGCCCGCGTGGGCCAGGCGCCAACACGAGGAGGCCTACGTTGACTGAAGTCGCGATCCGGTCCAACGGCAACAGCGTGGCCACGTTGGACGGCACGACACCGACCATGGCGTCGCTCGCCGAATGGGCCGGGGAGGTCCGCGCCGCCGCGCAGATCGCCGAAGGGCTGTGCCGAACCTCGTTCGTGCCCAAGCACTTCTACGACAAGCCGGCCGAGACCGCCGCCGCCATCCTCACCGGGTACGAGCTCGGCCTGTCGCCGATGGCCGCCGTCCGGTCCATCTTCATCATCTCCGGCACGCCCGGCATGTACGCCAAGTCGATGGTCGCCGTAGTCCAGTCGCGCGGCCACGAGGTGTGGATACCCGAGCAGTCCGACGAGCGCGTCGTGGTGCGTGGCCGCCGCAAGGGCTCGAAGCACGTCTTCGAAACGGTGTGGGACCGCGCCCGCGTCGTCAAGGCCAAACTGACCGGCAACGCCAAGTACCAGGACAACCCGCAGCAGATGATGGTCGCCCGTGGCCAGGCCGAGATCTGCCGTCAGGTCGCAGCCGACGCCTTGCACGGCATCCCGTATGCGGTCGAGGAACTCGACGACTTCCCCGACGCCAGCCCGGCGCCCGCCGTCGGCAGGGTCACCGCGACCGAGATCCTTTCCTCGGCGGTGGACGAGACTCCTGCCCCTGCGCCGCTCACCTCTCCGTCGTCCGACCCCGCCCGACACGCGAGTGAGCGGGAATCATCGGCGCCACCGGACAGCAACGTGGCCGCGCAGGGGCAGGCCGAGCCCGGCATCACCACCCAGCAGTCGAAGAAGATGTACGCGCTGCTGCGGGAGACCGGCCGTGAGGACCGCGACGTGGCCCTGGTCTACATCTCCGGCGTGATCGACCGCGTCGTGGAGTCCACAAAGGAACTCACCAAGCGCGAGGCCGGGAAGGTCATCGACGCGCTCGAGGCGCCCGCCGAGCCAGACCTGGACGAGGACACGCCATGACCGCCCGCGTAGGTCTGCTGACCATGCCCGTCTGGGTGCCCGGGTTCATCCCCGAGGGCGTCCGGCCACCGTGCCGCGACGTCGACCCGGAACTGTTCTTCCCGATCGGCGACCACTACGACGACAAGGCCCGCGCCGTCTGCCACCGCTGCCCGGTCGAGGAAGCCTGCGCACAGTGGGCCATCGACACCGCACAGGAGTTCGGCCTTTGGGGCGGGCTCGACCCGACGCAGCGTAAGGCGCGACGGCGGGCGTGGGAGTTGAGGCCATGAGCGAGTGGATCGTCATCAACGGCCACGTCCTCGGCCAGTGCGCCTACCTGAACTCTGACGACCTGGACGAGCCGTGCGACTGCTCGGACCTCCTGGAAGAGGACGAGTTCTGGGACGAGGACGAGGAGTTGGCATCATGACCACCGCCGAGATCACCGCCCTCGGCGCCTGCCCGGCCTGCGGCCACCTGCGCCAGGTGATCGCCATTTGCGGATGTGGTCATTCGGTGCTGGCGCATCTGCTCGGCACCAGCAAGGGCGCCACGGTTCGGACCGGCTGCACCCACGGCGGGCCGGACGGGCAGTGCACGTGCAAGCGGTTCAAGGCGGTGGCCGATGCCTGATGCCACCATCGCCCACGTCATCGCCGGCACCGTCCACAACGACACGGTGTCCGGCGCGCGCATCAGCGTGACCGAGAACCCACACCGCCAACACGGCGGTGTGGTCATCGTCTACGACGCGGACGGGAACCGGACCAAGGTCGTCATGTACGAGCAGATGCCGCGCGTCGAGATCACGTACGGGGAGGTGGCGACGTGACGGTCTATGTCGATGATTCGCTGATTCCGGCAAAGGTCGGCCGGTTCACGTCCCGCTGGTCGCACCTCTTCGCCGACACGCAGGACGAACTCCACGCCTTCGCCGCGTCGATCGGCCTGAAGCGCTCGTGGTTCCAACCAGGCAAGGCGTTCGGCGGCAAGCCGAGCCACCTGTGGCACTACGACGTCACCGAACCAAAGCGCCAGCAGGCCATCAAGGCTGGTGCCAAGTCGGTCACGTGGCGCGAGGCGGCCGAGATCATGCGCGCTCGCCGAGAACGCGAGGCCACGGCAGGAGGGCCGACCGATGCCTGACCAGTCCTACCGCGACACGTACGACGAGTTGGCCACGCTGCGGCAGGAGATGGCCGAGGCCGAAGCGCGCGGCTACCAGCGGGCCATCGACGAACTGCTGAAGGTCCCGTCGCACGAGACCCACGTAGCCGCCGACTGGCTTGAGGCGCAACGCCATGGGCGGGCGCCGGAGTTCGGGCACACCGAGTGCGCGGCTGAGGCCGCGGAAGCCGACGTGCGGCGTCTCGTCGACCAGCTGGCCGAAGCCAACAGCCGGCTCATCGACGCGCGAGAGCAACGCGACCGGTGGCGCAGGATGCACCACGCCGAGCGGGAGCGACTGCAGCGCTCCGCCGACAGCTGGCAGGAGACGGCGCGGCTGTACGCGACCAACGCGGCGGACGCTCAGGCCGAGCGGGACGGGATGCGGCCCGTGGTCGAGGCGGCCAAGGCATGGGTGGCGGCACACGCCTCGATGTTCTTCCACGGGTGTGCCGACTTCGCGGACCAGCGGGTGCACGATGCGCTGGACGCCTTCGACGACGTTGTATCCGCTCCGCTCATAAGTGCGGACGAGGCCACCAGCCCCCAATCCGGCGGAAACGAATCTGAACTTCGCCAAGCCCCGCCACCCGGGTCGTGCAGCTCGTCGACCACGGCGCTGACGGGCTCGTCGTCGGTGGTGCCATCGCGGAGATGCGACGGGTGCTGGACGGAGGTGGGCAGTGAGACTCCTTGACCTCTTTTGTGGGGCCGGCGGGGCGTCGGTCGGATATCACCGCGCTGGGTTCGACGTTGTCGGCGTCGACATCCGGCCGCAGCCGCGCTACCCGTACGAGTTCCACCGGGCCGACGCGCTCACGTTCCCGTTGGACGGGTTCGACGTGGTGCACGCGAGCCCGCCGTGCCAGGACCATTCGCCGCTACGGTCGCGGGCCGGGAAGCATGGCACTGGCTGGATGCTCGACGCGACGCTCGAGCGGCTCGCTGCTCAGCCAGCGGTATGGGTGGTGGAGAACGATGTTCGGGCTACGCACCGTTCGGCACCGGCGGTTCACGGTCGATCCTCGACTGACCGCGCTTCTGTCCGTGCCGGCACATCCGAGACACCGGCGGCCAACCAGAACCAAGAACCGGATCTCAGCGTTGGCCGAGGGCCACAACCTGTCGATCACCGGCAACGTGGGTGTGCACGCTGGACCGCTGTGCATGGGCATCGACTGGATGACCGGCGACGAGCTCAGTCAGGCCATCCCGCCCGCGTACACCGAGTTCATCGGCGAACAACTGCTCGCGTCGCTGGCGGTGACCTCATGACCGACCCCGACCGTCTCGTCTGGCTGTCCACCCTGCGCAAGGACATCGCGTGGCATGAGGTCGCCGGGCTGCGAACCGTGTGCGGCCGGTACATCGGCCACGTGACCGACGGGGAACCTGTCCACGGGTGGCTGCTGCCCTACCACGAAGCGCAGCGTCGTTACGGCGTCGTCGACTGCCTGCGGTGCACCGGCGTGGGCGAGGTTGTCGAGCCGCGTGGCGTACCGAGCAGGGACCGTCGTGGATGAGCTGACACGCGAGCTCTACCCGGACTTTGTGGCGGGCCGGGAACAGCGCCGACGCGCCCAGGAAGCCGCCGCGATCGCCGAACGGCGGCGAATCCTGTGCGGCACCGAAGACCTGGCCGAGACCGCCGGGTCGGCGAGACACCTTCGGCTCGCCGCGGCCCGACGCAAGCGGGATCAGCGGCTGGTGCGGGCGATCGGGCGGTGGCGCACATGAGGACCATCAAGGTCGGCCGCAAGCATGTCTTCGTCGACGACCCGCCGGCCCGGGATCCGCGCACCGGGCAGCAGTGGTGTCTGTGCGGGCTGCCGGCGGACAACGCGGTGCATGAGTTGCCGGTGCGAAGCGACGACGAGCGGGAGGCCGAGATGCGGCGGGTGGGGGAGAGCGAATGAGAACGATTCTGGATTTCTGGACTGCCTGCGGCGGGTGCGGCGTGCCGTCTCACGGACGCCTTCACTTCGACAAGCGGATGAACCTGGCCGACTCGGACGGCGGTCTGCTGTTCGCGGATGGTTGGAAGTGCCACATCTGCATCGACCAACCATGGAAGTCGGAAGACCTGACCGTCACACTCGGGAGCGAGTCATGATCACAACGATCGCGGTGTCGGACGTGCGGTACGTGGCCGAGCTGTACCCACGACTCCAGCCAAGTGACGCAACGGTTGCGCGGTATCAGGAGACCCTGGACGACCTACCACCGATTGTGGTTGCCCGCGGTGGGTTGCTGGTCGATGGTTACCACCGGTGGCAGGCGCACCTTCGCAGCAGCCGGGTCGAGATTGCCGCCGAGGACCTGGGCGATCTGAGTGACGCCGAGATCTTCAACGAGTCGATTGCGCGCAACTCGACCCACGGAATGGCTCTGTCGCAACAGGACAAACGGTCGCTGGCACCGAGGCTGTGGCAGTCGCGCGTCCATCTGTCCACATCGGAACGGGTTGGCACGATTGCGAAACTGCTTGCCGTGTCCGAGCGGACGGTCCAGCAGTGGACGCAGGACGTCCGGGCGCAGGAGAAGGCCGACGCTCAAGCTAAGGCTTGGGACATGTGGCTCGATTGCGTCGACCAGGATGATGTAGCCGACGTGATCGGCGTGGATCCCGCGACGATCAGTCGCTGGTTGCAGGAGCGCAGATCTGCGGAAATGCAACCGCCCGACCCACACATGGCCTTCGACGTCTGGTCGTACGGCAAGTACGAGGGCGACAACGGCAGGTTTGGCAAACTGCACCCGGGCGTGATTGAGAACCTGCTCTGGCTGTTCACGGAACCGGGCCAGATCGTCTTCGACCCGTTCGCTGGCGGTGGCACGACGCTGCACGTCGCAAAGGCCATGGGGCGGCGGGTGTGGGTGTCGGACCGGGCCAGCGCCGCGCTGTATCCGACTCTTCCGATCCACACCCACGACATCACGACCGGCTGGCCCGACGGAGCGCCGGCCAAGGTGGATCTGATCCTGCTTGACCCGCCGTACTGGAAGCAGGCGGCCGGCGAGTACTCCGACGACCCTGAAGACCTCGGCAACATGGGCCTCGACGACTTCATCGAGGCTTGGTCAGCCACGGTCAAGGTCTGCGCGGGACACCTGGCCGATGGCGGGCGCATGGCCTTCATCGTCTCGCCGGCGCAGGACGGAGACTTGGCCACCGGTCGCGTCGTTGACCTCGCCTGGCTGATGTACGGCGCATGCACAGATCAAGGTCTGTTAGCCGAGCGCCGCATCATGGTTCCCTACTCGACCCAGCAGGCCACCGGCCAGCAGGTCAACGCGGCCCGCGATCACCGGAAGCTGCTGAAGCTCTACCGGGACCTGGTGGTACTGACGGCATGACCAAGAGCGGATTCGAGAAGCGCCTCGAGGTCGCCACGGCCTTCGAGGAAAGGGTCGTGGCTGCTCTTGTGGACCGCAATTGGCGGGCAGAGCGGTTCGGCCAAGGTCAGCTCTCGAAGGAGATGCGGGACATCATCCGCCGCGTCAAGACGCCGACGCGGTACATGCCCGACATCATCGCCGCGAAGCAGTTCACAGCCCAGACCCGCCTGGTGTTCATCGATGCAAAGGCCGGCGAGAAGTGGCGAGAAACCGGCAAGCACGACATTGAAGCGGCCGCGTTGGATGGCGCCGAGCTATGGCAGGAGTACTCCAAGTGTGACGTCTACTTCGTGTTCACCAATGGCGAGACGATCACGCCTGCCGTATTCCGTGAGTTGAGCCAGCCGGGCGTCTACCGCGGAAGTGGCAGCGGAACGCCATTCCTGCTCGTGCCGCGAGCCGCCTGCTCACGCTTCGATGCCGTGTTCGGTCCGCGCGACGCATGGATGGATGGTGCGGCCTGATGGCACTTCCCTGGGTCCGCCTCGACACGGCCATGCCGGACAACCCGAAGATCCTCACGTTGGCCGACCTCGGCGACCGTGGCCTGGCTGCCGCGTTCGTCTGGGCCTGCTCGCTGGCCTACTCCGGCAAACACGGCCTGGACGGCTTCATCCCGAAGAGCGCGCTGAGCCGGATCAACGGCAAGTCGGGCCACGCCCGGCTGCTCACCGAACACGGCCTGTGGAAGGACGAGGGCATCGGATGGTCGATCAACGGATGGGACGAGTTCCAGGAGTCGAACGAGGAGACCCAGGCCCGGTCGGACAAAGCCCGCCGTGCCGCGCTCGCCCGGTGGGGAAAGGGGAACTGACGATGCCCCGAGCATTGCCCGCAGCATTGCTACCAAGCAGTGCGACCGAAAATGCCAGCAGCTATGCACGGACGGACGGACGGACTGACGGAGAAGCATGCATAGGCCGTAACCAAGCTTCCAGTCCGTACCAGGCGCGCACGTACGTCGATTTCGCTGGATTCCTTGCCGCTTCGCGGCGGAATCGCACCGATCGGCGGGCCGCATGACCACCCCACCCACCACCCTGCACGACGACGACAAGGTGCCCGCAGACACCAGCGCAGCCATCGAGATCGAAGAGGTCTGCGCCTGTGGCTCACGGATTCGAGTCGTCGATGCGGACGCACTCGCGCTTCTCGCCGTCGAGTTCTGGGCCGAACGACACAAGGGCCACGGCTGGTTGGAAGCCATCCGGCGGAAGGAGTCCACGCGGTGACCACCCTGCACGAGCGCCTCGCAGCCGAACTGGCCCGGCGGACGGCGGTGGCGAACGCGGTCCGGTTCGAGCGGACCGAACCACACGACGTCGGCGACTGGCAGGACATCTTCCACGTCACCGTCCACGGCTACCTGCATCTGCCGCCGGGGATCAAGATGATGGTCCAATCGGCCGAGGCCGCCGACGCACTGGAGTCGTTGCTCGCCGACGCGCTACGCCGCTACGCCGGGGAGCTGGACCTGTTGCAGCGCTACGACGAGCTGTCCGCCCAGTGCGAATCGCGGCTCGACGCTCACCCCGAGCCGGGAGGCGAGGTCGTCAATCAGTTCGCGAAGCAGTGCCAACTGGGCCCGGCGCTCGAAGATCTCGTCGTGGGACAGCGCCCGCCATCCTCACCGCCCTCGCCGACGCGGGGCTGCTGCTGGCGCCCGGAGGTGAGACGCGGGAGGAGATTGGGCACCTGACCCCGGGCGGCTACGTCTACGCCTGCGGCGGCGGTTCCTGGAGCATCGCGGCGCACGCCGCCAGCGGCTGCGAATGGCCGGTCAGCCACACGTCCACGGTCACCTCGTGGGCTGACGGATCCCGCCACGTCGGCCCGTGGCTGCCGGTGAGCGATGGAGGTGGGGCGTGAGCGAGGACCTGGACTGCCGCGTCTACTGGGGCGCATCGGGCTGCGAACTGCCCCGCGGTCACGGACCAAGCCCACTGCCGGTACATCGCCAAGGCGACGTCGAGGTGACGGCCGAGACGGCATTCCTCTTCGGCGAAGACCTCACCGAGGCCGAGCGGACGTACATCGAGGAGGAGTGGTGAGCGAGGATTTGGTGACGTGGCTGCGGGCGCAGATCGACGAGGATCAGTGGCACGCGGAGGAGTTGCGGCGTAGTCGGTGGTCGCATGTCGACTTTGTGACCTCACGTGGTAGCTCGACGTGGCGGTGCATTGACCCGGACCGGCTGCTTGCCGAGGTGGAGGCGAAGGGGCGGATCCTGGACGAGATCGAACGGGCCGAGGGCGCCTGCCTGAACGGCCGGTGCGACCCAATAGACGCGGACCGGATCGTCCGGCTGCTCGCTCATCCGTACGCCGATCGTGACGGGTACCGCCGGGAATGGCGGGGCGTGGTGAGCTACGTCGAGGTCGAACCGACCTTTACCATCCACCGCGACCGTGGCATCTGGTGGGCTGAGGTCCAGTACGCCACATGGAAGGGCCAGCCGGAGACCTACGAGTCCAAGACGTGCTTCACGCCGTGGGGTGCCCGCCGGGTCGGCCGCCGCGAGTGCGAGCGGATCCGGCGCGAACGTGAATTCGACCGGGTGCCGTGGTGATCGAACACCGCTGCGTCACGTGCGCCCAGCTCCGCGCCGGCGAGCCCCGGATCTACGAACGCGCCCAGTGCTGCGAGGGATGCCGGTCGAGGCTTCGGGCCATGCTCGCCGAGGTGGTCGACCTGTACGCCGACCTGACGCTGGAGAAGGGCTCAACTGGCGGGGCGAAGGTCTCCGGCTCACGCACGCCACCGCTGCCGCTCGCCGTCGGCATACTGGACCTGACCATGCCGGCGCACCTTCGCGCGGTCCACGACGGGCTGCACGACCAACTGGGCGACATCAGCGCGGCGACCATCCTGGACAGCTGGGCCACCGACTGGCAGACGTACCGCTGGGCGCTGCTGCCCGCACCGACGGTGCCGACACTGGTGGGCTGGCTGACCGAACGGCTGGACTGGGCGTGCGACAAGCACCCGGCCATCGACGACTTCGCGGCCGAGCTCAACGGCTTGGTGCGTCGGCTGCGTCCACCGGCGCCGCGCGCCGAGCTGAAGACCGGGGTGCCGTGCCGGGAGTGCGAGAAGGTCACCCTGTACCGCTGGCCGGGTTCGGACTACATCGAGTGCGGATCGTGCGATGTGCTGATGACGCCGGATGAGTACGAGCGGTGGATCCAGCTGATCTCAGCGGTTGAGCATCAGCCGTGGGTGCGGGCCGTGGTGGCGAGGGAGCGAGGCGTGGCATGACTCAATCCGATGACCAGCCCCAGTGGCTCGCCGACTTGGTGCGCGAGGTTGCGCTGTGGAAGGCGCGTCGTCGTCGAGCGACCCAGATACGCAGGCCCAGACCGCGACCGCGAACGACATGCACCGTCTGTGGCAAGAACGTCGGAACCCGCCTTCTCGATGATGGTGTAGTCCTGCCTTGGCTGCATCAGCCTTACCCCGGACAGCCGAGGATCCACTTCACCTGGTGCCCCGGCGTTCAGGTGCCGATTCCGGTGGTGGCGTGATGGATGTCCGTGACGAACTTGTCAACTGCCACGCTCCAGCGCACGTTGTCGAGGATCTCCAGCGCGCCGATCCCGAGTTGGTGTTCTGCGAGCACTGCAAGAGGGAGTTTCCCTGCCCGGCTATGGTCGCCGCCGGATGGGGCCAACAGCGCATAAGTTGACCATTCGATGTAGATCGGCTTTACTGAGCACACGTGCTTCGCCCTGCCCAAAAACAGGAGGAGCCCGTGAACCTCGATGCCCAGGTACCCGCCAGCGACGCTGCGTGGTTCCTGGGCATCTCGCGTCAACTGCTCAACTACTGGCGCAGCAGCGGCAAAGTCCAAGCCGTCGCCCACCACGGCCGACGCCCGCTGTACCGCCTCGCCGACCTCGTCGAGGTCGAACGGGCCACGCGCCGCTCACCACAATCACACCGGGGGTGACCGTGACCGACTTCATCATCGAGGTGCGCCACACCATCGCCCTCGACGAAGAGACCAAGACGTTCTTCCGCACCCTGCTCCTGCCGGTCATCGCCGGCCTCAACCACTTGGAGACCCGCATGTCCGCAGTAGACGACGCCATCGCCGCCCTCGGTATCACCGCCGACGAGCTCAAGAAGGACACCGAGCGCCTCATCGCCCTGTTCGTGGCCGGCGGCGAGCTCACCCCCGAGCAGCAGGCCGCCGTTGATGCGCTGGAGAACAAGTTCGCCGCCATCGACGCCGCGGTCGAAGCTGCCGCACCCGAGGCGTGACGTGGACAGCCCTCGTGACCTGAACTGCTGCCAGACGGGCTTCATGTTCGACGGTGCCCGCCATGACGACGACTGCCAGAAGCGCACACCCTCGCACGAACTGCTGGCACTGGTCGCCGCCAAGGCTGAGGGCATCAAGCTCCCCGAGTACGCGACGACAGCCATCGTCGTCACGCCAACGTAGGCACGACGACGGTGGCCGACCTGGGGACGCTGACCCGTGACCTCGTCAAGGTCTGGCAGGCCATCCATCAGCTCACGGCCATCGTCACCAAACAGGGCGAGCACATCGCCCAACTGAGCGCCGCCCTGGCCCTGTTCGGCGGCCAGTCCGAACGGGCCGGGGCCGACCTCAACCCACTCGCCACCGGCATCGGCTCAGTCGACATCACCTGGCCCAACCCGTTCCCCGACACCGCCTACGGTGTGTACCCGGCGATCGTCGTACCCGGCGCCAACATGGGCCAGTGCTTCGTCGAGGTCTCAGCCAAGACCACCACCGGCGCCACCATCGCCGTACGCAACACGTCCGGTGGGGTGCTGACCACCGCCCTGCTCGACGTGCTGGCGATCAGGACGTGACATGGTCAAGCGTCCATGTCTGGGATGCGGACGCATCAGCGAGGGCAGTCGATGCCCCGAGTGTCAGCGGGCCAAGGACCGCACGACGTTGCGATCCAAGCGCGAACGCCGTCCACGCATCCCGTCAGAGGATGCTCGTCGCGCCCGTGTAGTGGCCGCACACAGGGCCAGCGTCGGGGACTGGTGTCCCGGGTGGGGGCGAGAGCCACACCCCAGCAGCGACCTCACAGCCGACCACCCTGTGGCGGTGGGGGCAGGGGGCAGCGAGAGGCAGGCACTCACTGTGCTGTGTCGCTCATGCAACGGGGCCAAGGGCTCGCACTGATGTGACTGAGTGTGACTATCACTGCATCACGCAGAGTCACATGAGGCCAGAGGTTGAATAGGACATAGGGCTCAAAAAATCCAGACCAGGACGATCAGGACCCCCGGGCCAGGGGTCCAGCGGTATCTACGGGTCTGGAGGTCACGCAGCGTGCGTGATCCGTATCTCACCTTCTGGGTCCGCTACCGAGCGTGATGGGGGGTGGTGGGCATGCCAGGAATGGGACCGCCGCCGAAGCATCCCTCGCAGCGACGTCGTACCAATCCCACGGTGGCGATGACCCAACTGCCGGCTGAGGGGCGGGCGGCGGAAGCCCCCCCGTGGCCGATCGGCCGACCGACCGCAGCGGAAAGGTCGATATGGGTCGAACTATGGGCTTCGCCGCAGTCGGTCGCCTGGGAACGACTGGGATGGACCCGTTCGGTCGCCCGATATTGCCGCGCGCTGGTCGAGGCCGAGCGAAAAGATGCCGCAGCCTCCCTCCTCGCCGAGGTGCGACAAATGGAGGACCGGCTCGGGCTCACGCCGATGTCGATGCTGCGCCTGCGCTGGGAGATCGCACCGGACGAACTCGCCGAGGCCCGACAGGCGCCGGCGGCGTCCGACCGGCCGAGGCTCCGAGCTGTCGAGTAGGCCGTGCCCTGGCGCGGGCCGGAGGTTGAGGGCGAATACCCGACCCTCGGCCACCGGGTAGGGGACTGGATCGAAGCGAACTGCGTGATCCCAGACGGCATTTATCAAGGCGACGCGTTCAAGCTCACCGATGAGATGTGGCGGTTCCTGTTCCGGTTCTATCGGCTGAAGCCAGCCGCTCGCCGAGATCCGGAGAAGCCGTCGGCGGCGTTCGAGAACCGTGGTGGGCTGTTAATGAGGCCCCAAAAGTGGGGAAAGGGGCCGTTTGCAGCGGCAATTTGCCTCGCCGAGGCCTTCGGGCCCGTGCGTTTCGATGGTTGGGACGGCGCAGGTGAGCCAGTCGGCATCGCCCAGCCGACGCCGTGGATCCAGATCGTTGCGACGTCGGAGGAGCAGACCGACAACACCTGGCTGGCGCTCTACGAGATGGCCAGCCGCGGCGCTGTCGCCGATATCCCGGGCGTCGACATTGGAATCGAGGACATCAACCTGCCTTCCGGGGGCAAAATCGAGCCCCGGACGTCCTCCGGGAAGGCCCGACTGGGTGCTCGGCTCACCTTTGCGGTCTTCGACGAGACGCACCTGTTCGTCGAGAGCAACGGCGGTGTCCTGCTCGCCTCGACGATGAAGCGCAACATCGGGGGCATGTCTGGCCGCTGGCTGGAGACGACGAACGCCTATGACCCGTCACAGAAGTCGGTCGCACAGCGCACACATGAGCACAAGGCGTCCGATGTGGTCATCGACTACCGTCCGGCGCCCCGACTACCGGATCAGAACGACGACGAGGACTGCCTTGAGTGCCTTGAGCACGTATACGGTGACTCGTGGTGGGTGGACCGGGACCGGGTACTGACCGACGCCCGCGACCCGGGCGTGTGCCCGACGTGGCCGGACGCACTGCGGTACTTCTTCAACCGGATCGTCGTCGGCGTCTCGGATGCGGTCGACGCGATCCGCTGGGACGCCCTGGCCCGGCCGCGGGATCTCAAGCCCCGCGACAGGATCGCGCTCGGCTTCGACGGTTCGCGCTCACAGGACTGCACGTCGCTCGTAGCCTCCCGCATCGATGATGGCCGGTGGTTCCACCTCAAGACCTGGAACCCAGCCGACTACGCCGACCACAAGGTGCCCCGCAGTGAGGTCGACGACGTCATGACTGACGCGTTCGCGGCGTACGAGGTGTGGTACCTGTTCGGCGATCCGTACCGATGGCAGGAGTACTTCGAGATCTGGGCCGCACGGTGGCCCAAACGGGTGGTGGAGTTCCCGACCAACGTCGAGAAGCGCATGGACGACGCCATTGTGCGGTTTCAGACCGTGCTCGCCCGCGAACTTACCCACGACGGCGATGAGACGCTGCGGACGCACGCGATGCAGGCGGCGATCGCGCGGGGACGCAAGCGAGCCCCGCGGCCCGAAGAGGACCCTGCGGTGGCGCATCACTTCTTGCGGGTCATCCCGAAGCGAGACAAGGGCCACATCGACGCTCTTGTGGCTGGGTTACTTGCCGAGGCAGCCCGGGGTCAGGCCATCGAGGATGGTGCGTTGACTGTCATGGCGCCGCTGCCGCCGTCCTTTGCGCGGGCGGATGAGCGAGGATTCTACGCGGCGTCGGAGTCCAACGTCATGACGATGGGTTTCTGACCGACATCCATCCTTTGCCGGTTCGGATGCGACTGATCGTCGACTGGCGTACGCCGAATCGACGAGCAATTGATGTTTGTGGCTCGCCGCTGGCGACGGCGGCGAGGATAGCTGGGATGTCTGCATCCTTGAGTTTGGCCATGCCATGCCGTTCACCATCGCGGTGTCGGTCGCGACCCTTCTCGCGGCAGTCGAGCAGGTTGTCCAGGGTGGTTCCCTCGAAGAGATGCTCGGCGTTGCAACAGGGCGGATTGTCACAACGATGACAGACGTTCATGCTTTCCGCGATCGGTCGTCCAAGCGCAAGCTCAAGGGCAAAGCGGTGTGCGCTACCTTGCTTGATGCCGTCGTCGGTAGAGAATGTGTAGCGGCCGTAGCCGCGGTGATTGCGGACGCCCGTCCAGTTCAGGCAGCCGGTGTCGGGGTCGAGTTCCACTCGGGCCATCAGCCACGCGAGGTCACGGACATGGCGGTACCGGCCGTGGGGGCCAGGGTTCGCCTTAGGCTTTGTCATTGGGTCCATCCCTCTATCACAGGGTTTTGGATCAAGGCCCTCGTTTTGGTGCTCACACACCAGCGAGGGCCGACCTTACTCCATACAGGATAGTCGGTTCGGGGGTGGCGCGCGTGCCCGCATCATCCGCCCCCACAACGGAAATCGGCTACGCGCAGGCACCCACGTACACCCCGATGCAGTTCGTCGACGAGACGACGCCCGAGCTCTGGTGGCCGCAGTCCATCTCGGTCTACGACCAGATGCGCCGCTCGGATTCGCAGGTGGCTTCGGTGCTTCGAGCGGTCACCTTGCCAGTCCGTCGCACGCCCTGGCGGATCGACCCCAATGGCGCCAGAGACGAAGTCGTGGAGTTCGTCGCCGACGACCTCGGGCTCCCTATCGTGGGCGCGAGCGAGCGGACCGCGCCGCGGTCGAAGGACCGCTTCTCGTGGCCGGAGCACCTGCGTCACGCCTTGCTGATGCTTCCATTCGGCCACGTCTTCTTTGAGATGATTTACCGCGTCGACAACGGTGGCGAGCGCGCCCATCTGCGCAAGCTCGGTCCCCGGCTGCCGAAAACCATTGAGAAGATTGATGTCGCCGAAGATGGCGGACTCATCTCCATCACGCAGTACTGGACGCAGACTGATCGCCGGCCGCAGCCCATCCCGGTCAACCGACTCGTCGCCTATGTGCATGAGCGCGAGGGCGGGAACTGGCTGGGGCAGTCCATTCTTCGAAGCGCATACAAAAATTTCCTGCTAAAGGAGCGCCTTCTACGCGTTCAGGCGCAGACCATCGAGCGCAACGGCATGGGGATTCCGCTCTACAAGGACGCGGAAGGCGCCACCGACGCCGCGCACGCCGCGGGTCTCGCGATGGCCAAGGCCTGGCGCTCGGGCGAGGCCGCGGGTTCCGCCATCCCCTTCGGCTCCGACCTCACTCTCGTGGGTGTCTCGGGCACGCTGCCCGATGCGGATCCGGTGGTGCGCTACCACGACGAGGCCATTGCCCGCGCCGTTCTGGCGCACTTCCTGAACCTCGGCACGCAGACCGGCAGCTGGGCGCTCGGGACCACGTTCGCGGACTTCTTCACGATGAGCTTGCAGACCTTGGCCGAGCAGATCGCCGACACAGCGACGCAACACATCGTCGAAGACATCATAGATGTGAACTGGGGTCCGGAAGAGCCAGCCCCAAAGATCGTTTTTGATGAGATCGGCAGCCGGCAACAAGCCACCGCACAGTCGTTGGTGGCCCTGTTCGGCGCCGGCGCGCTGACCCCGGACCAGCGGCTCGAGGAGTCGCTGCGCCAGCAGTACGGGCTGCCGCCCAAGGAGCAGCCGGCCGACGCGACTGGGACGGCCGCGCCGTTGCTACCGCCGGACCAGGCGCAGGCCCAGGGGCCAGCGCAGCCCGAGCCGGTGCTGGCGGGTGGTGTCGGCCCAAAAGTCGTTGACCAGCCCGTCTCCGCGTCCATCGACGACGATGAAGATGACGAACCGGGGCAATTCGAGGACGTCGACACCGCCGCGCTCGTCGCCGCGGTGGCCGCGTTCTGCGGCGAGGTCCACGCGGCCGAGTTCAACGACAAGCTTCACCCGCGTGGTGCCGGTGGCCGGTTCCGTAACACCTTCGCCCGGATCGTGCGTGCGTTGGAGGACTGGGAGAACGGCGACAGTCCGAGCAACGCCAACCCGTTCGAGGGTCACGGTTTCACCCGGGAGCAGCTGCGGGACGCGGCGAAGAAGCGTGGCGTGACGTTGCGCCGTGGCGCGTCTGAGTCCGACATCGTTGAGGCGCTCAAGGCCGACGTGCGGGTCAAGCGCGGCGGCGCCAAGTCCCCCGACGCGGGCAAGCCGGTGCGGTTCACGCTGACCGGCGGCGGCGAACCAAGGAAAGCCGGCCAGGTCAAGGGTCGAAACATCGCCGACGATCACGCCCTCATCTCTGCCGCCTTCGAGGCCGGTAAGGAGGGCGGCGAGTGGGGTCCGAGCGGCGCCGGCCTGGGCAGCCAACATGGCGGACGCTCCGAACCGGACGCGGGTGGTTACCAGGCTCATCTCTTCCTGGCGAAAGCCCAGGGTTTTGATGGACTCCCACGGGTAGTCGATGCAAGCGGGCCAGCCCGGAATGGTGAGTCCCGAGAGTGGGCAAAGCTAGAAAGCGCCGGATGGCGTCAGCTGTATCGGGGCTGGGGCTGGGGTCGCGGCGAGGGACCTAACGCGGACAAGACCGGCGAGGACATGGCCCGTGAGTACCTGTACGGGCCGCTCCATGTCGGTGGTGGTGTTGGCCTCGGCACCAATATGTCCGACGACTTCGATGCTGCCGATAACTATGCCCGCAAGGACCGATACACGCGCATACCCGGCGGGGTAACCGCCAGCTTCCTGTTGGCGCCCGACGCCAAGGTGATCTCATACCCAGACGCGGTCAAGCGACGGGATGCGTACCTCGCCAAACTCCCAGCCGGCCCTGAACATGACGCTGAACGTGCAGTTTTTGAGGACCCAGGCACCTTCGCCATGGCGCTTGGTTACGACGCGATGGTCGCCACCCACGACGATCACCCCGTCGTCAAGCGGGGCACCGAAGAATGGGTCATCTTCAATCGCACTAAGGTCGCCGCATGGGAGGACAACCCTGAGGCGGCCAAGGCGTGGAAAGCAGCCCACAAACCAACCGTTGATTCCAAGCTCCGCAACCTCGATGTCGGTGTCTTCCACGAGAACGGCAAGCTCGCCCTGTGGGAGGTGTCCGACTCGGGTGAGCGCCGCAAGCGGGTGGCGCTGGTCGACGACCTGGCTGGGTTGGAGTCGTGGGCGGACGAGCACGGCGAGTCGGAGCTGGCGGGGTGGGCGCGCAAGGAGCGGGGCGGCGGGACTGGGGCTGGGGCTCCGGAGGCTGCCGACGTGCCAGCGAAGGCCGCGCCAGCCAAGAAGGCCACCACCGCGAGGACCGTCAAGACGGCAAAAAGCGCGATCGCTGAGGCGAAGCGTGAGGCCGATGTCGAGGACGCCGCCGAACGTGCCGACGGGCTGTGGGTTGCGCCGCGTCACCCGTCGATGAACACCCCGTACGCCGCCGGCAAGGAACTCGACCGCTCGCACAACCAGGACCAGGCCGACGACGCGCTGGAGGGGCTGACTCTCGCCGAGCTGCGCGAGGTCGCCCAAGCCAAGGGCGTGGACACCACGGGGCGTACCGCCGAGCGGGTCCGGCGCGAGATCGTCGACGGGCTGACGCCGAAACGCCCGGACTGGCCGCCGACGTGGGAGCACGTTCCCGGCGCTGTTGATCGTGCACTTGATGATCTGGCCAAGGTGGACTGGTCGGCATCCGAGGGGCTGCCGATCGATCCGGGCCGCGGTGCGCTGGACCACCTCAGCTTGCGCGAGCACAAGGAACTTGCCCGCCGCATCGGGCTTCCCATGGACGTTCTCAAGTCCAAGCCCGAATGGGGCGATGCCATACAGGGCGCCTTCGCGGCGGGCGCGAAGGCCACCCCAGCCAAGAAGGCCACCAAGGCCACCAAGGCCGCACCTACCGCCGCCCCCGACGTCAACGCCCTGCGCACCCTGGACACCGAGCACCGCCGCGACGCCCTGGACCTGCGCAAGGTCGACGACCTGAAGGCGTTGCTGCGCGAGCAGGGGCTGCCGGTGTCGGGCCGTAAGCGGGACCTGGTGGACCGGCTGGTGGGGCATCTGGAGGGTGACGGCGGCGGGAAGCCGGCGGCGAAGGCTCCGGCGGCGGTCAGTGGCGTCTACAACGGACCCGTTTTCAAGATGCCGCAGAACGTTGATGAGGCAGACCTCGTTGCGCTGCGGGGCCTTCTTCAGGGGGAACACGCGGGCACCCTGACGCCCGAAGAGTATTCGCGCTTGTTCGACCTGCGGGCCAAGCTGTCCAGGACGGTCGTCGGGCGCGTACAACAGGATGTCGATATCGACTCGTATTTCAATCGATTCCGTGAGGAGCGCGGGATCGGCGGATCGTCCGATTCGGTCCAGGCCCAGATGGCCGATCATCTGAAGGCTACTTTTGCCGACAGAAAGGTTGCGGTTCGGGTGACACCGACCAACCTCGGCAAGATTCTCGATGACGGTCGGATGAAGACCCAGTTCGAGTCCGGAACGAGTTCTGGACTGTTCCTCAGGGACACACGGAGTGAACTTGAGGGCCGCTTGTTCGGCCTGGCCGAGGACGCGGACCCGAAGATCAGGCCAATCTATGGTTACGTCATGATCGACGGCGAAAGGCCGGCGGGGGTTCGAGAAACCGATGCGCTCTCAGCCTATGGACGCATACAGGTCGTATTGAAGGATTCTGTGCGAGACCGGACTACGGCGATGATCGGAGACTCCCTCGACCTGTTCGGCGTCGGCAGGCCAAGTCCGATCAACAACCCCGATTGGCGCTCGTTCACCCCATTGAGCCGTGGCAGTTTCGGAAGAGCGCTCGGAGATCAGGGCATAGACCGCACATACGGCGACGCTTTCCACAAGGATCTCTACGCTGAGGCCCAAATTCATGGTGGGGTCAACGTGAGCGACATCGAGGAGGTCGTCCTTCCCGGCCCGCCGTCAGCCGCGCTCCGCAGGCAACTGGATAAGGCGGGGATCAAGTGGCGGGTGCTGAAATGAAGGTTGAGGCGGTCCGGGACGACGGATCCCTCATGATTACCAGCGGCCCCGTCGCAGCGATCCACTCGACTGAGGGCACGTGGGTCGTCTCCAGGGATTCGGCGCTGGCCAGGGGCTCATGGAGTCACACGGATGTCCCTCTTCCCGAGGGTCTTCCGGAGGATCTCCCCGAGCGGATGACCGCCAAACTCGCAGAGCTGCGTCAGTACGGGCCGCTGGAAGTTGCCGCAGACGATCCCGCCCTCGACCAGATCCGCGCCATGGTCGAGCAGGTTGACGAGGAACTATGACCACCGTCGTCACTGCGGTGAACTACGACGACGCCAAGCATCCGCGCGTCCTCACCGGCCCCGAGGGCGGGCAGTTCGCCGCCACCTCGACCACCAAAGCGACGACGAAGACCAGGACGCCCGCTACGCCCGCTACACCGGCCCGCCGGGCACCTGCCGCCGCACTGCCCGATGGGCTGGCACGCGGCCGAGCCAACAGCCCGACCGCCGTGAAGCGCCTGCAGCGACTCATCAAGGCCCTGGGTCTGGGCGACCTGGCGCCAGACGGCGTCTACGGCCCGGCCACCGAGGCGGCGGTGAAGGCGGTTCAGGCAAGGCTGGGCATGAAGCAGACCGGTGTGGCGTCGCCGGCGGTGGTTCAGCGGTTGAAGATCGCCAAGGCGTTGTCGCCATGCGTTGGTCACGCGGTGAAGGCGGCGGGTGGGCCGGACGACGGCGACCTGCCGGAGCAGGACGACACCGAGGAGTTCGACCTCGACGACGATGAGTCCGAAGTGGACGTCGGCATTGATCTGTTCGACGACGATGATTTCCCGGACGACGACGCCCCTGTCCTCGCCGCGCTGGGGCACGATGTCACGCCGGGGCACGACCAGTTGCATCACTGGTGGGTGTTCGGAAAAGGCCGAGCCCGCTGGCGGACCTGGACTGAGCTATACGACCAACTGGCGACGATCCCCGAAGTCGGTCCGGTCAAGGCCGCCGTGTATGCCTCCGCCTGGTTCCACGACAGGTACGGCTATTGGAGCGGAAGCGATCTCAATCGCGTCAGGAACGGTAAGCCCCCAAGAGGATCCAAGATAGGGCCAGGCTGATCTGATCACGGTCGCCAGCCCACGTACCGAAAGGTAGGTGGGCTGATGACGCATGCCCTCGAACAGCCCAGCGGCCAGGAAACGCGCGATGCCCTGGTGTCCGCTGCCGCCGAATATGCACACACCGAAGCCAAGCACTACGCCGATCCTGGCTACCAAAGCGACGGCAAGAGGCGCTATGCACTGGATTCCGAAGCACAGTGCCGAGCCGCGTGGAGCTATATCAACCAGCCCGACAACGCGGCCAAGTACAGCCCCGAGGACCTGAAGAAGGTCAAGGCCGCAATCAAGGCCGCCGGCCGCAAGTACGGCATCGACTTCGCCGAGGACAACAAGGTCACCGCCACCGCCGAACTGCGCGACATCGAGTTGGCCCGCGCCGGTTCTTGGAAGCTCGCCAGTGGACCGCTCGAGGTGAGCGACGAGATGCTTGCCGACGCGGCCCGCTTCGCCAACCGCGAGGGCGCCCGGCCCGGCTATCTGAAGATCGGCCACACCGATACCCGCTTCATGGCCGGCGACGGCGAGCCCGCACTCGGCTGGCTGCACAACATCCGCCTCGAAGAGGACGACGAGGGTCACGTCCTGAAGGGCGACCTGCACGACGTCCCCGACTGGCTCGCCGAGGCCATCCCGCGCCATTGGCCGGATCGAAGCATCGAAGGCTATGCCGACTACACCCACGACGGCCAGCAGTACGGGCTCGTCGTGGACGGTCTGGCTCTGCTCGGTGTGACCCCGCCCGGTATGCCGTCGATCCGTTCGCTGCGCGATCTGCCCGCCGCTCTCGGTGTGGCCGCGTCCGGCGCGCTGGAACCCAACGGCACCCGCATCGTCGCCAGCTTCGGCGACCCACCTTCTCCCGCCTCGTATGCGGAAGATCCACCACCAATCAGCAAAGGAGCCGGGATGGAGCCGGACGAAATCCGAGAGGCGCTGGGTCTGCCGTCAGACGCCTCCCCCGATGAGGTTCACGCCGTCGTTGACGGTGCGTTCCCTCGGGCGACGCCGGTCGCGGCTTCCACCGCGCCCGGGACCATCGTGCTCGCCAGCTCGACGTACGAGCAGATGCAGCGCGATATCAAGGTCCTGACCGACCATGTGGCGAAGACCAAGCGCGACGAGCGCGACGAGATCATCGCCAAGGCGGTCCAGGCCGGCAAGTTCACCCCGGCCCAGAAGATCCACTTCTCGAAGTTGTGGGACGCCGATCCCGACGGCACCCGCGCGGTCATCGACAGCCTGACGCCCAACTCGGCGCTTGCGGTGATGGCGTCGGGCTACGCCGGTGAGGGTGTCGAGGCGGACGAACTCGACCGCGAGATCGAGCGTCTGAGCCCGCCGAAGGGGAAGGTGGCCTAGCCATGGCTGACTACACACCCGTCTACACCGGCGGCGCCCAGCCGTTCACCGCCACCACGGCCGGCGCGGTGGTCGGGGGCAATGTGCTGATCTGGTCAGCATCCGGTGTCGTCACCGTCTCCGGTGCCGACTCGACCGCCGTGTGCGGGGTCGCCGCCCACGACGCCGCGTCCGGCGCCAAGGTCACCGTGTGGCCGATCGAGCCGTGCGTGCACGAGCTCGTCGCCTCCGGTGCCATCACCGCGCTCGCCGGCGTCGTGTCCGACGCCTCCGGTCAGGTCAAGACCGCCACCATCGCCACCGCAGCCGCGGCGGCGACCCTCATCGGCGTGGCCGCGACGACAGCTGCGGGTTCCCCGCTCAAGCTGCGCGTCCAGGGCCGCCGGTAAACCCCGAAAGGAGATAGGCCATGCCTTACGCATTCCCTGCGGCAGCGCCCACCCTTTCGGGCGACCTGCTCACCATCAGCCGGTTCCTGTCGGACCCGACTAGGATCCAGCGCCGCCTACGCGACGCCACCGACCTGCGGTTCGTCGCCGATCAACTGCTCAAGGACCGCCAGCGGGCCAGTGGCGGCGCGGTCCTGTATGACATGACCGAGCCGTTCATCACGGACCGCACGGTCGAGGCCGTGTCGCCTGGTTCGACGTATCCGTACGCCAACCTGGCCACCGGTACGGCCGGTATCGCGGCGGTCTCCAAGTGGGGGCAGAAGGTTCTGCTCACCGATGAGGAGATCACCCGCAAGTCGTGGCCGATGTCGGCGGTTGACCGGGCCCTGACGAAGGTCGCCACCACCATCATCAAGCAGGTTGATACGGTGGCCATGGCGGCGATCGGGACCGCTATCACCGCCGAGGTCGCCACGGTCGGTTCGTGGGACAACGCGACTCCGGCCAACCGCAAGCCGCTGGACGACATCCTGCTCGGCATCCAGGCGATCGAAGATCTGAACCTTGGGTACCGGGCGGACACGCTGGTGGTGTCGCCGAAGGCGTACACGTACCTGATGCTCAACGACGCGATTGCGCAGTTGCGTAAGCGTGAGACGTCCGACAACCCTGTCTACACGGGCGTGATCGAGACGGTGGCGAACCTGACCGTCGTCAAGACGCCGAACCTTCCGGTCATCACCCGGGCGTGGATCATCGACTCCAACCAACTCGGCGGCATGGCCGACGAGAAGGCCGACGCGCCCGGATATGCCCAGATGGGCGGGTTCGCGGGTCTTGAGGTCAAGCCCATTCGCAGGGAAGACCAGGACGCCTGGGACCTGCAGGCACGCCGCCTGACGGTTCCGTACATCCAGGAGACCGGCGCCGGCTACGAAATCACCGGTGTGGTGAGCTGACATGCCCGTCGTCTCCGGATCGATCCTTCGCAGTGCCAACCATCTGCACGAGGGCTTCGAGGTCATCTACTCGGGCTCCACGGCTTCGGCCACCATCACCGCGGATCAGCTTCTCGAGGTCACCGGCGATGGCACTCTCGGCCCGGCTGGTGCTGCCTCGGCCGCGGTGGTCGGCTTCGCGCTCGCCGGCGCGGCCAGTGCCGCGCCGGTCAAGGCGCTCATGTTCGGGCCGGTACTGAGCCTCACGTCCAGCGGTGCCATCACCGCCGGAGCCAAGGTTGTCGCGGGGGCAGCGGGGGTGGTGACGACCATCGGCGCGAACACGTTCGAGAAGATCGTCGGCACAGCGCTGACCACCGCGGCTGCCAACGTAGTCAGGGTGGTGATGCACACGTGAGTACCCGTCGAGCGCGCGTCGTCGTTGCGTACGCGACCGTGAAACTCATCGATCCAATCAGTGGCAAGTGGACCGTGCGCGGCTTCGACAATGGCGCCATCTTCCCCGAGAACGCCGACCCGGAGAACGTGGCCAGTTTGGTCCGTCGCGAGTATGCCGAATGGCTGGACGCGGACGACGCGAAGGCTGCCGACAAGCAGGAAGCGGAGGCCGACAAGGCCGAGGCGGCCGCTACCAAGCAGCGTGCCGCGGACATGGAGGCGGCCGCCAAGGTAGACGAGGAGCCGGCAGCTGAGTCCAAGGAGCAGCCGAAGAAGGCCGCCGCCAAGTCCAGCGACGGCAAGTAGCCGACCATGACGTGGCCGAATCTGTTCGAGCTCAGTGACCTGCCGTCGTGGCTGCAGGTGCCTTCGGTTGATACAGAGACGGCCACGAGGGTCAGGCAGTACGTGAACGGGTGGCTGATGTCGGCCACCCGTCTCACGGCCTGGCCCAACCCGGTCCCGGACGACCTGTTCGCGTGGGCGATCGAGTTGGCCGGGATCGCGTTCCGCAACCCGTCCGGTGCGACGTCCGAGTCGATCGACGATTACAACGTGAGCTACAACGCCGCGCGGCGTAAGGAAATCCTCGACGCCGCCCGGGCGGCGTACTCGGGTGCGGCGACCCCGTCGTACTTCTTCCCGGACTGGGATTGGCACTGGGTTGCCACCCCGACGACGAGTTCGCTCACGCAGTGACGACGACAAGGCCGTCCACGGGCAGTACCGCCAGGCCGAGTACCGGCAGCACCGGTCGTCCATGACCGACGACGAGGTAGCGAAGAAGGTCGCGTACGAGAACCTCGAGGCGGCAATCCGGGAGGTCCACGATCTCGAGGGTTGGGGCCGGGGGCCGGACGGCGAACCCATGGTGATCACCGACTACGTGGTGCTCACCGCCGCACAGGGCTTCGACTCTGACGGCGACGGGTTCTCGGCGGTCGGCTGGATCCTGGCCGGCGGCGACATGCCCTGGTATCGCATCGTCGGGATCGTCCGGGCGGCCCAACTCCGCATCGAGCACCAACTGATGCGGTCGGAGGAGGACTAGGTGGGTCGAGAGAACGTCATGCTCGCCGGCCGGGCGTTCCTCACCACCTCGGGGGCTCTTGTCGACACATGTCGGATCGAACGTCCGGCGGGTGAGTTCACCAACCCGACCACGGGTGCGGTGACGAAGACATACACGCTGGTGTATCCGGACGGTCCGTGCCGGGTGCAGGCTGCGGCGGCGAACTGGGCCGGCCCGACCGACGTCGCCGAGGCGGCGCTGCGGTTGGCGTCGTTCGAGTTGCAGCTGCCGGTGGTGGGCTCCGAAGGTTTGGAAATCAACGACCGGGTGACGATCCTGTCCTGCCTCAACGACGCCGACTTGGTGGGCCGGGTGTTCACCATCACGGGCGTCTCGCGCAAGTCCCACGCGACGACGCGGAAGCTGCCCCTACTGGAAACGCTCTCCTGACCTCAACCAAGAACGCCCCGGCAACCGCAGTAACGGCGCCGGGGCTTTGCCGTCCTCTCTCGAAGGAACGACATGACGAAGCGTAAGCCTTGTGTGTATTGTGGCGCCCCCTGTGGCCGGGCGGGTGGCTTGTGGCACCGACTAGAAGCGGGCCAGGGCGGCTGCCTCATCTGGACAGGGAAGATCCTTAAGGGATACGGAACATTCGGCGGCGGCATGGTGCACCGGATGGTTTATGAGTACTTGGTCGGTCCAATCCCTGAAGGTCTTCAGCTCGACCACCTATGCCGGGTAAAGCTCTGCGCCAACCCCTACCACCTCGAACCCGTCACGCGACCTCCACGGGTCATCGGAGCTGTCGCGCATGTGGGCGACGCACCACGCGCGAGTACCTCGCCCGCAAGAAACTGAAGGCGGTGTCCTGATGGGACTGTCGCAGCGCGGCATGGACGCATGGCTAGCCGACCTTGAGTCCCTACCCGAGCGGGCGGTGAAGCCGTTCACCCAGGTCCTGAAACGGGCCGGCGGCAACATCAAAGACGACTGGGCCGCCCGCTGGCGGACCATGCCCCACGCCCACATCCCGCACCTGACCCAGGTGCAGGCGTTCTCCTACGACACCGACCAAAAGGGATGGACGTTCAGCGTCGAGGTTGGTGTCCGGGCCGAACGCATCCAAGCGCGACTCGCTTCCTTCATCGAACACGGAACGCTGACCTCTGCGCCTCATCCCGGCGGAATGCCCGCATTGGAAGCTGAGGCCCCACGTATGGCGGGATGGGCCGCCAAGGTCGCTGAGGACTTGCTTAGCGAACACCGATAGGTGGCCCGGCGGGTGAGCGAACACCCCCGGGCCGTGGACGACACCGGGAAAGGGTGCCGATATGGCGAAGGGTATATGCACCGTAGAGGACTGCGACCGCGAGCAGTTGGCGCGCGGTTGGTGCCGCATGCACTACAGCCGGCAATGGCGGAACGGCGCGGTACCACCTAGACCCACGAACGAAGAACTGTTCTGGGCGAAGGTCGACAAGAACGGTCCGGTGTCGGCCGGCAGTCAGGAACTCGGGCCTTGCTGGGTCCGACCGTTCTGGCTACAGCCGAATGGGTACGCGTACTGGCAAGTCGGCAGGCGTGTCAAGATCATGGCTCACCGCTATGCGTACGAGCTGACGCACGGGGCAATTCCGGCGGGGCTACACATTGACCACCTCTGCAGGAATCGGATGTGCGTCCGGCCAAGCCACCTGGAAGCTGTAACACCGGCTGAGAACAACCGCCGCGCAGCAGCCGTTCGAGCCCGTCGAACCCACTGTCCGAGCGGCCATGAGTACGCCGGCTACAACCTCATCGTGACCGCCAGGAATGAGTTCGTCTGCCGTGTCTGCCTAAACGCGAGAAGGCGACGCAGGAGGGCGGCAGCGGCTTGACCGACCAACTTGATGAACAGCACGCGCAGGTGTTCCTCGCCGCACTCGCGTCCAACCCGAACCTGACCGTCAGCCGGGCCTTCGACGGTGTGGTGCCTAGTCCCACGCCCGATCCGCCGTGGGTGCTCACCTACGTCACCGTGTCGTGGCCGCGTGATGGCATCGGTACCGCGCTGACCGCGCAGCAGGTCACCGTCACCGCGACGGCCACCTGCCACTGCGTCGGGCTCAACGCCGCTGCCGCCCGCGCGGTCGGGATGCAGGTCCGTTCGTCGCTACTCAACCTCAAGCCGGTCATCGCCGGGCGCTCGTGCACGCCGGTCAAGCAGGACGAGTCGCTGGCACCGGACCGGGACGAGTCCACGGGCCGGCTCGTCATGGATCAAGTGCAGGTCTTTTCCTACACCAGCACCGGCTGAGTCCGGCCCACCACCATCCACATAGGAGGCGCGTCGGATGACGCTGCAGGTTTCCCAGACCGTCGCCGGGCCCGGCAGTGCCGCCCTGACGACGCCGACCGCGCTCACCCCGGCGGCCACCGACACCATCGCCGCGACCAGCTTCGGGCCCAACGGTCTGCTGATGTTCGTGGTCACCACCGGCACCCTGACCAACGTCACCGTGCTCGACCCCAACGTTGACGCGCTCGGCTACGCCGGCACCGTGCCGTCGCTGGCCGGTACGGCCACCGGGCACCGGATGCTGTTCATCCCGCTGGCGGCGATCAACCCGGCGACGCAGTTGGCGTCGGTGACGTTCTCCGGCGCCCTGACCGGCGTTACCTACTACCTGGTGCGGATCTGATCATGGCCCGCTTCGCCGTGGTCCGGCATCCCGACGTCACCGTTGCCGGCATCTGCCCCGAGGGCGCCTTCGAGTTCCAGCACGCCCACGGCTGGTACCGGGTCTCCGAATGGACCGAGACGCCGGGCGACTATGAGCTTGACGACTTCGGTCCGGACCTGCCGGACCTTGACGCACCACCCGAGAAGAAGACCAAGGCCCCGGCCAAGCCGGCCGAAGATGATGAGGAGCAAGAGGTATGAGCGTCGTCATCATGGACGGCCGGGTGCGGGTCTACTGGCTGACCGCGTGCGCCAACATCGCATTGCCGACGGTGGCCGAGCTCAACGCGGGCACGGACCTGACCGGCTACATCACCCCGGACGGGTTGGACATCTCCATGTCCACTGGGAAGGTCAACGTCGGCAACGTCGGCAGCACCTACACCACCAACCGGGCCGGACGGCGCGAGCCGGACATCTCCGTGACGTACCACCACGACTCGCCGACAGACACCCCGTGGACGCTGATGGTCTACCGGAACACCGGCTTCTTGGCCGTACGTAAGGGCATCGACAAGGCCACGGCATGGACGATCGGCCAGGGCACTGGCGGTTCCACCGGCATCGTGCAGATGTACCCGGTCGAGATCGGCGACTACAACGACGGGAAGCCGGCCCCGGACACCTCGTGGGACTTCACCGTCCCGCTGATGGTCTACCTCGAGCCCAACACGCGCGCGGTGGTGGCTTAGGCATGGCGACCAAAACCGTTGTGGGCAAGACGTGTATCCGCTGCGATGGGCCAATCCCATCGCGTGGCCCACACAGAGACGCGAATGCCAAGTTCTGCAACCACGGGCTGATGCTCGCCGTCCATGGCCAGCAAGCGCCCCAGTACGGCTATGGCCAAGTAGGCGTCGGGGGCCGCCCGGAAAAGCGCACTATTCCTGCCGGACTGCAGATCGACCACCTCTGCCGCGTCCGCCATGGTGAACGCGGCGAGTCCTTCAGTGCGGTAAATGCCCGCAAGACCCAATGTCCGCGGGGTCACCCGTACGACGGGCAGAACACATACGGTGCCCGGCTTTGCGTGCGATGCAATAGGGATACCCAGCGGCGGTCCTCGGCCAGGCGGCGGGCGCGACTGAAGGCGGCGGTGGTCGCATGACCGATTTCGACGCGGTCAAGAAACGGGCCACGCTGCCCACGCGGACAGTGCCGCTGCGTCTGGACGCGGAACTGGTCGACGAGATCGCCCAGTTGGAGGCGCAACTCGCCGATGCCAAACCGCCCACCAACCTCGGTGACGTCTCGCCGAAACGGGTCATCGCCGAGCAGATCGCCGAACTGCAGGACCGGATGCGCGAGTCCAAGGTGGACTTCAAACTGCGGGCGTTGCCAAGCCGGACGTGGGACAAGTTCTGGGCCGCCGCCCCGACCCGCAAGGACGGCGAGAGCGACGACGAGTGGGAGGGCCGCGCCTTCCCGTTCTACGCCGAGATGCTGTCCCGGTCCTGTACCGATCCAACGATGAGCGTCGAGCAGGTGACCGAGCTGGTGGACCTGATCCACCACAAGGCGTGGTCGACGCTCGTGTCCGAGTGCATGGCGTTGAACATGCGCGAGGTCGATATCCCAAACTCCGACGCCGCCTCCGAACTGATCCGGGACTCCGAGCAGACGTAGAGGCGGCTACTTCCGTCGGTATCGCCTACAGCCGGTTCCGCCAGTGGTCCGATGTGGACCGCGGCCTGTTGTTGGCGCTGTTGGCCGAGCGGGCCGATATCTGTTCGCTGTGCGGCCATCCGATGTCGCAGTGCCGGGACCGGTCCACCGAAGGTTCATGGCAGGTGGACGAGGACATCTGCCAGCCATCGCGCGTGGCGCAGGCAATGGCCGAGAACCTGGCTGAGCAAAAGCGGCGTGGTGTGGTGCTGCTGACGAAACGGATCTGACCGGGAGGTGCCGTGCCCGGTCGTCGCATCGCTGTCGGTCTGGATCTCGAAGCCGCTCCCTACATCAACGAGGCCGGCAAGGTCCTGACGACCACCAAGGCGATGAACGCCGAGATGGGTGCCCTGGACCGCGAGGTCGACAAGGTCGACCGGGACATGGCCGAGCTGGCCGTGACGACCGAGGCGGCCAAGCGTCAGGTCGACGACCTGGGCGACAAGGCCCGCGGCAGCGCGGCGGACCTGTCGCTGCTGGACGCGCGGATCAAGGCGACCAAGGCGTCCGTGCGCGAGCTCGGGCTCGAGTTCGCCCGCACCGGCGACAAGGCGCTGTTCAAGGACATCGGCGCCGGTGAGCGCGACCTGCGGCGTATGCAGAAGATCCTGGCCAACGCCACCGGCCCCGGGGTGACCAACAATTTCGGCGAGCAACTCAGCGGCGCGTTCGGTGGTACGCGGGCAACCGGCCCACTCATCGCAATCCTTGTCGGCGCAGCGGCTGCCGCCGCCCCCACCATCGGCGCCATGCTCGGCGGTGCCATCGCCGGTGCTGCGGGGACGGGCGCGATGGCCGCCGGGATCCTCAGCGCCATCAAGGACCCAAAGGTCCAGGACGCGGCCGGCCGGTTCGGCAAGGACATCTCGGCCGAGTTCTTCGCCTCGGGTGACGCCTTTGTTGATCCGATCCTCAAGTCGCTGGACATCTTGCAGAAGGGCTTCGGCGACCTGCACCTGGGCGACCAGCTGGCGAAGGTTGCCCCGGACGTCGAGGTCATCGCGCAGGGGTTCGCTGACGCCGGCAGGGAGTTCATGGAGGGCTTCGGCCCGGCGCTGGACCGTATGGGTCCGTTGGCCGACATCGCCGGCAAGGGCATCGCCGACTTCGGCGAGGCGCTCGGCGAGGCGTTGGACAACATCACTGCATCGAAGGGCACCGTCGAAGGTCTCGAGACGCTGCTGTCACTGATCACCGGCACGATCCGCGGACTCGGCGTCGGGCTGGGTTGGTTGGGCGACCGTTTCCACGATTTCAACGTCGTCGCGGCGCATGGCCTCGGCGACCTCGAGGATATCTACAAGAAGCTGGGGCTGAGCAAGTTCGCGGCCGGCGCGGCCCGACTGAACGACATCTTCGAGCGGATTACCGGCACCGGCGAGAACCTGCACGGCGTGCTCACGAAGATCGGCAACCCGAGCACCGACCCGTTCGCGGACTATCTCCATCACTCCTGGGAGGAGATGGCCCGCCTCCACGCCGAGACTGAGGCGACCCGCAAGGCGATGGTGGACTACTTCGACACCCTTCAGGGTCAGCTGGACGCGAACCTCGCGTGGGAGCAGGCGATCGACGACCTCACCAAGTCGGTGCAGGAGAACGGCCGCACGCTGGACATCCACACCGAGAAGGGTCGCAACAACATCCGGGCCGTGGAGGAAGGGCTGACGGCGGCTCGGCGCCAGTACCAGCAGGGGCAGATCACTGGCGCCCAGTACGACCAGCAGATCCAGAAGCTCATCGAGATAGGTGTCCAGGCCGGTTTATCGCGCAAGGCGCTCGAGGAATTGGCTAAGCAGTACCAGATTGAGATCTTCGTCAAGATGTACGGCGCCGCGATCATGCAGGGAGCGGCCACCTTCCTCACTGGGGCGGTTTCACGTTTATGGGGTTCGGGCACGGGCACGACGTCGACGGGCACCGGCCGCCCAGTGGGTGAGCGCGCCGCTGGCGGGTCGGTGATGGCCGGTGTGCCGTACACCATCAACGAGCGCGGCAACGAGACGGTGACCTTCCCGGCTTCCGGCACAGTGCATCCCGCGTCGCTGTCACCCGCACAGCCATGGTCGGGTGGGGCGTCAGGCGGTGCACGGTATGTGATCGAGAACAACATCACACTGATCGACCCGATGACTGGTCAGAAGACCCGCGGAATGCTCATCACCGACGCGCGCAATCGGGGTAAGCCAGCCGACGTCGTCGCGGCGGCGTATCCGTGACGTGGGAAAACCGGATCGTCTTCGAGGTCTCCTCGGCCGAACCGGACGCCGAAGTGCCGGTGTGGGTGGACCTTTCGCTGCGCATCCTCGACGACCTGCAGGCCGTGCGGTTGCAGATCGGCCGACAGAACGACCTGGACCAGTCCGAGCCGGCCCGCGTGGACCTGCTGCTCAACAACGCCGACGACGCCTTGACCTTCGGCAACCTGTCCTCGCCCTATGCGGCGTGGTGGGGCCCGGGCCGTAAATGCCGACTGCGCGACACCGTGTCCGGTGCCCGGCTGACCCTGTTCACCGGCTACATCGAAGTACCGGACGAGGCGGTCATCACCACCGGCATCGAGGCCCGGGTGGCGATCTCGGCCGTGGACCGGCTGGGCCGACTGGCCGACTCGCCGGTCTTCGTGTCGACGTTGACCGAGCACATCCGCTTCTCGGGTGGCACGGCGCTACGGGCGTACTGGCCGCTCAACGACGCGAGCGGGGCGACCACGGGCGCCTCACTCGTGGCCGGTGTCGGGCCGCTGTTGCAGGTCGTCAACTACAACGACACGCCGCGCCAGAACCAACTGCAATGGGGGCAACGCACCGGCCCGATCGGTGACGATGCCACGTACGTCCAGATGAACCCGACCGCGGCCGTCATCGCCGCCGGTACCGGCTTCCCGCGAATCGTGCGCCGCGACTTCAATGTGCCGCTCAACGCTGGCGAGGTCGTAGCCATCGCGGGCTGGGTCTACATGCCGGTGGGCAGCGTGAGCGCCCAGATCCTCGTCGCGCACGCGAACGGTTCCGCCGACCCGACGTTCCAGTTCACCGCCAACGTCGCAACCGGATGGACCCTGCTGGTCTCAACCTCCGCCGGCATCGTCACGCCCACACTGCCGGCGGTCAAAACCGACGCCTGGCAGATGTTCGGCGGGCTGCTGAACGTCACGTCGGGGGCCATCACCTTCTTCGTCGGCGACCAGACCACGACAGCCGCCCTCGGTGGCGCGAGTACCGGCACATTTCAAGAAGTGGCCCTCGACGGTGAGAACGGCTACTCGTTCGGCAGCGTCCAGTTCTACGCCGGCAACCCCGGATCGCTGACACGGGCTTTCTTCACCGACCAGTACCAGATGGGGCTGCTCGGCCTAGACCGCCAACCCACCGGCGACCGGATCCGCACCATCGCCCGCTACGCCGGTCTGCCCAATGTCGAGGTCGCCAACACCATCGACACCGGCGCGAGCATCATGCAGCGCGCCGAACTGGCCGGCAAGGACCCGCTCACCGCGATGCGCGAGGCCGAGACCACCGAGCAGGGCCTGCTGAGCACCGACGGCGACGGACGCTTGGTCTTCCGCGACAGGCGAAGTTTGTACAACGTCTGATCGTGATCCCTTGCCAAGCCCTGCCGTACCTTGCCCAACCGAGCCCGGCCAAGCCACGCCCTGCCTAGCCAAACCGTGCCTGGACCGGCCCATCGTACTGCGCACCTAGGAGACGCCCCGTGCAGGGATACACCTACGCCGAGTGCCTGAAGGCCATGCAGGTCGCCGGCCCCAACCTGACCGCTTCCACAACGCCAACATCGTTGCTGGACGCCACCGGCAAGGTGACGCTTAAGCCGGACTTCTTCGACCGTCGAGGCAAGGGCGTACTGATCGAGTTCGCGGGCCAACTCGGCAACATCGCCACAACACCGGGCACGCTCACCCTCGACGTCCGCATGGGCCCGACGTCCAACATCATTGTGTTCAACGGTGGCGCGATGCAGCTCAGCAGCACGGTCCACACGACGCTGCCGGTCGTCGGGCGAATTCTTCTGACCTGCCGCGCCGTCGGAAACGGCACCACGGCCAACCTGATCGGTCAGGGGACCATCACGTCGCAATGCTTGTCACTGACTGCGGTCGCGGACTCGGCAACGACGCCGGCGACCCTGCTCATGCCCAACACCGTGCCCACCGTCGGGACCGGCTTCGACTCCACCGTCGCGATGACCGTCGATCTGTTCGGCACGTTCAGCTTGAACAACGCCAACGCTGTCCAGCTCCACCAGTACTGGCTGTACGAGGTCAACTAGGTGCCGGGGCCGCTGTACCGCCCGGGGCTGCCCAAGCGGTCCTGGGGCGGCCCGTGGACGAGCCAACCCGTCGGCGGGCGAGCACTCCCACCGGTGGAGATTCCGTACGAGTGGATCGCGACGCCGGTGCTGCGCAGGCCGACCGCGGTCATCAACTCGGCCGCCATCCAGCAGGCCGGCGCAGCGACCGCCTACAGCAGTGACGCGGCCAGCATCAAACGCTACGGGGTAGGGCCGGCGTCGGCCACGCTCACCACCCCGGTCGACGCCGATGCGAGCAACCTCGCTACCCACCTCACCACCTACTACGCCACCCCACGCCCGCGTCAGCCGGTGCTCGCGTTCCACCTGATGGCCCGCACCGAGGACGAATGCGCGCTGCTGCTCAGCGTCGGCCTGGGCCGGCGGGTGCGCATCATCCACACCCCCACCAACTGGCCGGTCGGCGCCGCCAACTTCGTCGTCGAGGGCGTCCGCCACACTCTCGCCGTCGACGACCGGACCGTCGAGTGGTCCACCGCGGCGCTCATCGGGGCGAGCCCAACGTTCCTGGACACGTTCGACCGCACCACCACCAGCGGTTGGGGCAACACGTGGTCGGTGGTGTCCGGCGCCGCGTCGCAGTTCTCGACGAACGGTTCGTCGGCGCTGATGACCCACTCGGCGCCCGGGTTCTGCCAGATCTCGCTGCCCTACGTCTCGCTCAACGATGACTTCGTCGCGACGTGCTCAGTGTCGTCCATCGCCAACTACGGCGACGCGGCGGTGCAGTTGCGGTTCACCGATACGAACAACTACTACCGCGCGGTGCACCGCTTCGACGCCAACGCTTTCGAGATCGACGTGCGCACCAACGGTGTCACCTCGACGATCGCCGGCCCGGTCAGCCCGCTCGCCGCGGCGACGGTCGGACCCGTGAAGATCCGATTCCAGGCCAACGGGTCACAGCTGCGCGCCCGCGCGTGGCTGGCGAGCGGCACCGAGCCCACGGCATGGCAACTCACGGCCACCGACTCGACGTTCGCATCCGGCACCGGCATCGCCCTGTCGTCCTTCGACGCGACCGCGGCCAAGACGTTCACCTACGACGACGTGTCCGTCTACAACGGCACGAACACCGTGCCCGGTCCGTGGTTCCGCTGGGATACGTCCACATGGGACGGCAGTGATCTGCGCCCCTTCTAGAGCGAAGGGCTGACGATGGCCGCTACGCCTGGCACCCACACCTTCACCGGCGTCGTCGCAACGTCATCGGAGATGAACTCCTACGTCCGCGACCCGCTGCTGTTCCTGTTCAAGGTGCCGATCGCCGAACTGGTAGCGACCGCGCTGCAGTCGGTCAACAACGCCACCGTCACCCCGATCGCGTTTGCGTCCTTCACGGTCGACACCGATGTGGACGGTGTGGGCGGGCACGACCCGGTGACGAACAACAGCCGCTACACGGCCCGCTACGCCGGCTGGTACTACTGCGACGGCGCGGTGGGCTGGGCCGCCAACGCGACGGGCGTGCGGGTCGCCTGGTGGGTCGTCAACGGGGCCGCGCTCAACAACGCGACCGCCACCATCGGCGCGAACGCGGCCATCGTGACACCGCCCGCCCGCGGGAAGCTCATCTTCCTCAACATCGGTGACTACGTCGAGTTGGCCGGGTACCAGACCTCGGGAGGCGCGTTGAACACCACCAACAACGCCCCGGACGAGGCCTCCGCGTCGATCCACTGGGTGAGCAACTGATGCCCGACACCTGGCTGATCATCCATCTGCACGGCGATGTCCACGTCTGGAATCTGGGCGAGATCGCCGACGACGACCGCGACGGCGCCATCATGGCCGCCCGGGCGCTGGTCGGGTTCCCGGCGGATGACTCGTGGGCCCAGACACCCGAGCTCATGTGGCAGAAGGTCGCACCCGGCGTCCCTGACCGGCAGGTGCTGGCAACCGCGGTCATGGTTTCCTTCGGTCAGCCCCACGACGACCTGATGAACCGGGCCCGCGTCTGGGACCGTAAGGACCTGGCCGACATGGTCCCGGACGTGCTGGCCAAGTACAAGGCCCGGTACGCCGAGAACGTGCGTAAGCATCAGGTCGAGACGCTGGCCGCGTCACTGTCCGGTGTGGACCCCGACGTCCTGGCCGCGGCGCTCATCCACCCGAGGGCGCTGCCGTGACGATCCACTTCCCGGACCTGTCCCACCATAAGCAGGTCTCCCTCGACGGCGCGGTCGCGCTGATCACCAAGGCGACCGAGGGCACGTCCTTTGTGGATCCGTCATACGCCGGCTACAAGGCTGACGCGGCGAAGCGCGGCATCCCGTTCTGCGCGTTTCACTGGTTGCACGCCGCCGACGTGGCCGGTCAGGCGAAACATTGTTTCAGAGTTGTCGGCCCCGGCGTGCCGCTGATGATCGACGACGAGGACCCGACCGACGGGTTGAGCCTGAGTCGGACGCTGGCTTTTGTGCAGGCGTACCGGACCTTGGGCGGACTGGTGACGCTGGAGTACCTTCCGCGCTGGTTCTGGTCCAACCACGGCTCGCCGGACCTGCGCCCGCTCGCCAAGGCCGGCCTGGCGCTGGTGTCGTCGGCGTACCCCAGGTCGGGTTACACCGAGCAGGGCGTGGGCTGGCTGCCTTACGGCGGCGTGTACCCGGCGATCTGGCAGTACACCGACGCGCACCCGTTCAACGGCCAGGCCGTCGACTTCAACGCCTTCAAGGGCACCGTGGACGATCTGCGGGTGCTGTGGGGGCTATCCACATCGGAGGGCTACGTGGGCACCAGCGAATGGCACACCGGCGAAGAGTCGGGCGCGTTCCTCACCCAGGGCAACCCGGGCTACGCCAAGCAGCAACGCGACACCGCGCTGGCCTTCACGTGGGAGGCGGCGCACGAGGCGATGACCGCGTCGAAGGCGGCGCTGGCCAAGTGCGACGAGATCCTGGCCGCGATCGCCGCGCTCGGTGGTGGCGGCGGTGGGACCGGCGCGACGGTCGACCAGATCCGCAAGGTCGTGGACGAGGAGCTGGACGAGGCGTTCCGCGGCGGCGCCGACAATGACCCGGCGAGTCCGTAACAGCCCACCCGTCGGGGGCGAGCACGTCTCCGTCCTGGACTACATGGCGGCCATGCGCGTGGCCGACGAGAAGTTCCACGCCGAACGGGACCGTCGCTACGCGGAGGTCAGCGTCGAGCGCGAGAAGGCGCTGAAGATCAAGGAGGTGGCCGACCTGGCCGCCCTCCAACTGGCCCGTGAGATCCAGACGTACAAGGACGAGAAGGCCAACGAGTTGCGCGAGCAGATCTCCAGTGAGCGCGGCAACTACGCGACGAGAGAAGACCTCTCGGCGGCGCTGCGCGAGGTCACCGCGATGATCAAGCCGCTGGCTGACTACGTCTCCTCGCAGCAGGGCCGTTCGACCGGACTCAACGCCGGCTGGGGCTACCTGCTCGGCGCGGCCAGCCTGGTCGGTCTGATCATCACTCTCATCGTGAGGTAGCACCACCAGCACCACCGCTCTGGCCTGGACCCCGCCGGAGTCAGCAACAACCCGACGGGAACTCCCGTGACTATCGAGGACTGGCAGGCCGTCGGCATCGTCTGCGGGGCGCTCCTGGCTTTGCTGACGCTGGTCGGTCTGGTCTACCGAAAGGCGATCCGGCCTATGTTCCGGTCCCTGAAGTTGGCGGCGCGGCTGGTTGAGCAGTTGGTCGGGGACCCGGAGGAGGGTGTACCGAGTCTCATGGAGCAGTTGGCCAGCCTGCACGAGTCTGATGTGAGGTTGGCCCGCCAGCTCGACGACCATCTGCAGTGGCATGCGAACCCGGGTGGTCGCCCGGCCAAGGTGGTGCCGGTGCGCCCGAACGGGCCGCAACAACCCCGGCACCGACCGTAGACATACGACGATTCGCGATTCATGTAGGGAGTAGCCATGGCCAACTCGGCACTCAGCAGGAATCCCGCCGACCATATGGGCTGCGACCCGGCACACTGCGACGTCGCGAGGAGCAACGCCACGGACGGCTTCCATGCGCAGGAGAACTGGTACTTCAAGCGACTGGAAGGCGGCATGGTCCGAGTGACCTCGGCCAGCGAGCCGCCGCGATCGGTCCTACTTGAGGCATCCGTGTGGGCCTCCGCGGTCGCATCGGTGAGCGCAGACGGCGAGACCGGCGAGACCTATCGGGCGGCGCTTGCGTTCCACGGAGAGGACCACACATGAAGCTGGCCGAGTACGCCAAGGCGACGACGGCGTTCCTGCTCGCCGCGTACACCGGATACCAGGCGGCCCGGCTGGGTAGCTCGCCGGGCGGTGAGGGCGTCGTGCTGGATGAGTGGGTTGGCATCACCGTCACAGGGCTGCTGGTCGGCTTCGGTGTCTGGGTCGTGCCCAACGCTGACCCCCCGTCGGCGTTGCTGCCGGGTGCTCACGAAAGGTTGGTGAACCGCTGATGTTCGCTATCTGTGCCGCTATCACGGCGGCGGTCGGCCTGTTCGGCGGCCACATCTTCGCCCTGAACCTGGTCTACCTGTGCTTCCTGTTCATCGCGTTGCACCTGCTGTGGGACCCGTTCGCGGCCCGGTACCCGTGGCGACGCGTGCAGTGATGTAGCGTCGAAGGCCACGGCGCCCCCAGAGCCGAAGACTTGGGGGAACGTAGCGAGCGGAGACGGCGGACCGGCGTACGACGGGACGACGACACGGCTTCCGGCCTCGACCGTGCCAGTGCCGGACGTTGGGCCGGCTTTAACGCAAACGAGCCCTGTGCTTCACAACAGCACAGGGCTCGTTTCGTCGTTGGTGAGGCGTACGCTGGTGCGATGCGGTACGTCGTGCCGGAGCGAGTCCACGAGTTCACCGTGACCGTGCCAGCGGGCATTGAGACCCGACTGCCAAACGGCTGCACCATCATTTGCAGTGGCACGACCGGCAACTATGAGGTGCGTGGCTCGCTGACCGAGGACGGACCGATCGTCGAGGTCGTCAGCTTCCAGAACAGCGGCCAAATACTAAGGACCTAATCACCGGCGGGATACGTCCGAACGGATGATGTCCACGACCTGACCCCAGACAGCAAGAAGCCCCGGTCGCCTTTCGGCGCCGGGGCTTCTTCGTCGTTACTGGCTACTTCTTCGGCCGACGGTCCATCAGGACGTTGCCGGTGAGCGGACTGCGCACGACCCGCTCCGGGCCGGTCCAGGATCGCGGCACTTCGTCGCGGTCCTCGTCGTCTTCGCCAATCGGCGCCCGGAACACTGGCGCGGCCGGGGATACCGGCACGGGCAACCTCACCGGTGCGCCGGCCGTGATGTCGACGGCCTGCGCTACGGGGGTTACCCGCTCGGGGGTATCCGTCTCCCTGAGCTTGCGCCCGCGCGAGGAGAGGATCTCCACGACCAGCAGCAGCGCCAGCGCCGGCCACGCCGCCACCGAGCGACCCAGAAGGGTCGGCTGGGCGGACATCACGTTGGCGCCGACAGACGCTGCGATACCGATCGCGAAGCCGAGCTTCGTCTGCCAGGAGGGCTTGCGGCCCTGGATCCGGGCGTCGACCATGGCGACCGACGCGACGACCAACAGGCCGTCCACCGAGAAGGGCAACACGTGAGCGAGCTCGTCGCGCTCGCCGGCCATGATGGCCACGTGCACCTGGTGCCAGTAGCTTGCGTAACCCGCGATCGTCGCCACCGCAGCGGCGGACAGGTTGCGGGTGATCCGCGTGA